ATGACAGGTGGTGCCCCAGTTTCTGAGGCTTACTCTAGTGGAAATGAGAGTAACAAGCAGGCTCCTGGTCGCTTGAAAAACCAAATTTCCATTCTTAGGAAGTCTTACGAAATTGGTGGTAATATCTCTAACCGGACTGTAGAGTTCCAATTTAATCTTGGAGGTTCTACTACTAGCCTGTGGCTACCCTGGGAAGAGTACCAACATGAAATGCAATTCAAAGAGGCTTGTGAGGAACACCTATGGTGGAGTTCTTACAACCGTGATAGCCAAGGTCGTATTACGACTATTGACGAGGAAACTGGTTTTCCTATTCCTTTGGGTGCTGGTATCGACGATCAAATTCCTAATAAAGATACCTATGGTTTCTTGACTACTACAAAACTCAAGAATACTATCGGTGATGTTCTTTATGGAGCAACTGACACGGGTAACATGAACGTAGTTCTGTTTACTGGTATTGGTGGTGCTAGGGAATTTGACGAAGCTATTAAGCGTGAGGCTAATGGTGGAGGTGCATGGCAACTACTTACTGGTGATGTTGCAAGTAAATTTGTAACTGGACCTGCTGGTTCTAACAGTCTTTCTTTTGGTGCTTACTTTAGTACTTATCGTCATATTGATGGTCATACTATTACTCTGAAACTCTTGAACCTTCTTGATCATGGTTCTAGGGCTGAAAACAGTCCTAAGCACCCTGTATCTGGGTATCCTTTGAGTTCTTACGAAATGTACTTTGTTGATATGAGTACTTATGACGGACAACGTAACGTACAGATGGTTAGCCAGAAAGGACGTTCAATGATCCGTGGTATTGAGCAAGGTATGACTCTTTACAAAGGAATGAATTACGGAGATTACTCTGGAAATGACAAGATGCTTCATCTTGCAACTGACCAGGATAAGACTTCCATTCACTTCCTCAAAACTCTTGGAGTAAGTATTCGTCGTAATACTCACTGCTTGAAATTGACTTGTGATCTATCTTAGGATAGTTAGTTTAGTTTAGTTTATAATGTAAGTGGCGGAGGGGTACCTACTACCCCTCCAATACTTTAAACAATAAAAATGATGGAACAAGATATTGCTACACGACCCATGACTCAGAGTAAAACTTACGAAAGTACTCTACATTTATCTATTCGTAGAAAACAAACTTTAACCGGGCTTCCCGGTGATGATCCAAGTGTTTATAATCTAAAGATTGGATCTAGTATTCATAATCGTGCTCCCCTTAGTGGATTGACTCACGATGAAGAAAAACTATACCTTCCAAGTATTGTAGGTGTTGCACCTGACAATCACAATTGGGGTAATATTGTAAAAGAATATTGGAATAATATTAGTGAGAGAGTTCCTTCTGATGAAGAAACTGCTACTCAAAAGCTTCCTGGTAGAGAACTTAGATTTACTATTAGGTTTAATAATGCTAAAGATAAAGCTTCTTTTGATAAGGTTCTTACTTTTGATGAAAAAGGAGAAATCAGTAAGAATGGCGTTTGTGTGGATGGCGTTTCTGATTTTGTATTGTTCCGCTACTGCCTTGTATATGGGCGAGTAGCTAATAATGTTGATGATGTGGGCAAGAGTCCTAAGATTCGATTCTACTTGTATAGCAAGTCAGTTGAGAACAGGAAAGCTCACAATACAATGCAAAGCAAGCTCCAGGCACAGAATAAATTTGCTGAAATTATGACAGACGAAAGCGTGGTAAATAGCCTGCTTCGTATGTTTGAGCAATTGCCAGAGGAGTTTGATGATATGGAAAGCAAGCACATGGCACTCTATAATTTTGTTGAGAGCCGGCCTGCTGATTTCCTTGCATATTGTAATGATGAAGGTATCAAGATTAAAGGTGCTATTTTAGAAGCCGTTGAACTTGGTATTATTTATAATCCAGCTAATACTGAATCTTACTACTTTGGTGAGAATAAAGAAATGTATTTAGGTGGAAGTCTTGATGATGTTGTAATTTGGTGGAAAACCAAGAAAGGTGAAACTGCTGAAGAAGTCAAAAAGACTATCAAATCACTTATTAAAGAAAAACGTAGTCGATGACAACTCAGGAGTTGCATATTGGATTAGACCTAGAGTTACAAAAACTAAATAGTCAAGTAACTCAAAATATTAGACCACAAGAAAAAGATTGGTTTATTAATAAGGAGGTACGCAAGTTTATTGACAAATCAATGTCAGGTACGTTATCTCCTTTACAGGCTGGATTCCAAGACGTAACTCGGAGAATCGAAGACGTTAAGCCTTTAGTTCGTAATAAGGTTAGGTTCCTGTCAGATCAGGGGGCAAATGCTGTAATTGCTTTGCCCTCTGATTGTTACAGGTTAATAGCTTGTGATATTACAATGGCTAAAGACTGTGATGGTGCCCCTTCTTCTACTGCTAAGAAGGAATACCGTCTAGAAATACCTCTTAGTAGTATTACTACAACTTATAATACTATTAAGATTTCAATAACTATTGATGGGGGTCAAGAAGATTTAATTGTTACAACTGATATTCCTGATGGTTATTTAAGTAGTCTTGATTTAAAGAAGCAAGCATTTATGCTTATCAAGGCACTTAAAATATTGCTTCCAAAAAAGTTAGACGACTTTTTCGACAATTACGATTTATACTACGAACACGATAGAGATAGATACGTACCTGATACTTTTATTTTATATACAACTGATGCTACTTATAATAGCATAGTATCTTTTAATAATAATCCTGTTACTACCCCTTCAACCACTAGTACTGTTGATTCTGTTGATGGTAGTAAATATCCTCTAGAGAGTAATATAAGAATAATTGACGATGAGTTTTATAGTGATGCAAAGCATTCACATTTATCTAAAAGTACGTCTGTATCGCCTATGGCAAGGATTCAGAACAATCAAATATTGGTTCACAAGCCGGAAGGTGTTGTACTAGGATCAGCCTCCGTGAGGTATGTTTGTTACCCCACGCTTGCAGATGTACTTTTAGAGTCTAACATAAATATGGGCCGAGTTGCTTTAGAAAAAGTACTTACTAATACTGTTGCTTATATAAAAGCATTAATTTCTTCTAACAACTATGAAGCTTATAAAACTGAAAATATTTTAACAGAATAAATTTGACATTATGAATCGTATTGGAGTTTTGAAAGATGTGGCCTATGGTCTTAAAGCTGGTGGAGGAACAGTAGCCGATCTCGGTGAAGCCGGACAACTGGCAGCCGGAGCTTGGGCAATTTTTAACCCTGCTGGAACTTTGCTTCCTGCTGCTCTTACGGGAGCTGATGGTATCCTGTCTGATCACAAGCACGTTGTAATGGCCTTTGGTCGTGCCGACGAAGCTCTTATTGTGAATGTACCCAGGGTCGTAAAAGATATTACTAGGAAAAACGCTGTAGCTGCTGTTAATCCTATTGTAACTATTGGAGGTACTACTGCTGCTGATTCACTTAGTTTTGAAAATGAAGGTGATATTACTGTGAAAGTTTATGATACAACTTTCTCTAGTCGTTTTGGTATTCCTTCTATTCGTGCTAGTGTTTACAAAACAGCTAACATGACTGCTGAACAAGCTGTTGATGCTGTTGTAGCTAAATTGAACGCTGCTTCTGCACCGTTTACTGTAACTGCTGCTAAGACTGGTGCTGATCCAAACTTTGGAATTACTATTACTCCTGACGATTATCGTCAGATTGAAGTAGCTCTTGATGGTATGTGGGCAAATGATAAAATTGCTCAGACTACTGATGCTACTTATGGATTTGGTACTCCTGCACAAGTACTCCAAATGGAGAAAGATTTTAGTGTAGAAGAAGGTAATGGAAACTACACAGAATTTGGTTCTGATTTCTTTAAAGGAACTTGGGAAACTGATTCTGCTGAAACATATGACCTTATCACTATTATTAGTGATGCATATCATAATGGCCCAGTAACTAAAAGGCACGTATCAACTAATAGGTTGGTAATGGCTGCTGTAAATGGTGGTTCTACTACTAATGCTGCTGGAATTATGACCATTCTACAAGCCGTATTCCCAACTGCTTATAGTGCAACTGAAGGAGTAGAAACGGCTGAAGACGCTGGATAATAGTATGAATTATTGGGGTTAATCATATTATTTAGTAGTTAGTGTTAAATGAGGCCCTTGACTTTGTTGAGGGCCTTTTTTACTAAAAAGAAAGAATGGCTATATTTTATTCAGTAACTAAGAGCGTGGGTATAAGGACGTTAACTGTATCTCAGGATACAGAATATGTCTTGTACTATGTCTGTGGTAGAAAGAAAACAGTTGTTATGAGTGGGAGTATATCTCCTGGTGATTCTGTTATCTTATCGGCCAGTAAAGACGGAACATACGAACTCATCCTAAGTAAAACAGGTGAAACTGATATTACTTATACTTATACTGTTTATCAAAACCTTCTTAAATCCCTTTTAATTGATATTGAAACTTATCTTGGCGATGAATGTGTAACTACTTCTTGCAATGATAAGTATAATGTATGCATAGAAAGAGAAGCTGAAAGGTACTTCCAATACAAAGATTTATATACTAAATTACTTGCTTTCCAAGCTCTTTACTTTGAAGAGATAAGTGATGGTTTAGTTACTATCTTTTCTAACTTTATTACTGCTGCTGTAGATAATGATCGTTGTAGTATTCAAACTTATATTAATGATATGCTTAAAGAAGAGTGTATCTGGGGAGCAGCTAACAGCACCTCTCAACTCTATACAGAGCTTATAGGTTATTATTATTACGCTATTTATTTTACTGAGAAAAATATAGCAGGAGCTAATCAAGATGAGTTAGATTACATAGAAAGTCTTTTCAATACGGAAACTATTGATAATCTAGTAAATAGTAATACTTGTATAGATCCAGCACAAACTGAAGATATTTATAATGAAGTTGTTTCTGCTGGTAATACTAAACCTACTGTGGATGATTACCAAATTGTGCCTCCTATAAACTTACCTGATAACCTATTCCAATATACATTTACTGGAATAGAATTTACAAATAACTTTCAGGACGTTCAAGGCGATTTGCCAGGGAAAATTAAGTTTTCCCTATTGCCAGTCAGGGGTACTCTTAAATATAACGGAGTTGCAGTTACAATCGGTACAGAGTATTCGTATTCTAATGTTGATTTGTTTACCTATGAGGTAACGATTGGGGAACAATTAATCATATTCGATGTAATTCAATTTCAAGTAAGTGATGATAATTTAAACTCAATTTATAGTGATATGGCACAAGTAACAATTAATACTTCTGCTTATGTTAACCAACCGATTAGTCAGCTCGGTGATCTTACTCTTAATAAGAATAACAGGGAAAATCATGTATTTACTATTAGTGATTTCACTACTAGTTTGGTTCCTCCTTATGTTGATCCTGAAGGAGATTCACTTGATGCTATTCGTGTAGATACTTTACCTGCTACAGGTACTCTACAACTAAGCGGAGTTAATGTTACAGCAAATGATATTATTGATGCAGCAGATATTAATGCTGGAAACTTTGTATATGTAGCTCCTGATCAGGATGGAAGTGCAAGTAACAGTTTTAATTTCTCTGCTAGAGATGCTGGTTCCCTGCAATGGGTTAACTAATGGCTACAGTAACTATTAATACAGGACAGGCTGGACTTCCTCCGGATGCATTTCTAATGTTTCTAGGAGGAAGTGTTGCCCCTGTTAACTTTACAGGTGGAGGATATTTAACTCAATTGGATGCAAGTCCTAGTAGTGATCCTGATGGTACTATAGAAACTTATAAGTTCTATCGTAGAACAGATGGTGGAAATTGGATATTATTTGTTACGAAATCTACTCCGTATGCAAACCATCAAATTTATAGTACATCTACTGTAGAGTATAAAGTAGTTGTAGTTGATAATGATGGTCTTGAAGACGAGTCTGGAATACTTACGGTAAATTTTACTGAAGAAGCTGTTATAAATTGTGATGCAGTAATAAATGGTAAGAATTTTGTTACTAGGTATATTCAACCTTTAGATGCTACTTTTGTATTAGATGGTACTGAAAGTGATCCAGGAAATGAAAGTGCTACTATAACTTCTTACACTTGGAGAATAACTTCTGCACCTGCTGGAAGCACAGCTCGTATAGCTAATAGTATTGCTTCTAGAACTTCAATAGGCTACTTGAATGTTCAAGGAATTTATTATGTACAGCTTAGTATTTATAGTAGTAATGGTACCACTGATAGTCTACTTGTAGAAATAGAAGTTAAAGACACTGACGAAAATGGAAATTATCTGTAAGATTTGGAACTGGTTAAAGAAACTTTGGAAAAAAATTATGGCTTTAGTTACAATTAACAATACTGCAAATGGTGATGACTGGGCTGAATTTATTATAAGTCATTCTACAAGCGATCAAGCTAATGTACAAGTAAATACTACTAGTGGAGCTGCTGTTGAAATTGATTGGGGAGATGGTACTATAGAAACACTAGCAGCAGCAACTAAACATGATCATACCTATGTAAGTAATGCTACAGTTTTTAGAGTAAGAACTGCTGGAGGTTTAGAAGATATCGAAAGGATTTTTATTGATGCATTGAATCCTTTATTATTAGGAGGAGATATTTCTCAGTTTAATCAACTAGTAAACCTTCTTACTATAAAAGCAGATATGGGAGGAGCAGGTACTTTAGGAGGTAATATTACTTCTCTTAACTTATCTTCTATAGATACTTTTATAATAAATACTGGAGGAACATTTGTTTGTACTACTTTAACTATTCCTAGGACTATTGTTAGTCAAATTGAATTAGCTAATGGCTGTGAAATAACTGGAGCTGTTTCTGATTTACCTCCAAATTTGCAAAGGTTGTATATTAGAAATACTGTTACAACTAGTAATATAACAGGTTCTATTTTGGACTTTCCACGGTCTATGACAAGTATTGATGTAGCAAAAAATACTACTCCTATTACTGGTAATATAGCTAATTGTCCTCCTAATCTTCAGTACCTTTATTTACAAGGAAATAATAATGTTACTGGTGATGTACAAAATTTACCGTCCTCTCTGTTAAGTTGTAGTGTTTATGGAGATAATACTATATTTGGAGATGTAGCTAATGGTCCTAATTGTAGTTATTCTTTACAAGGAAGTAACATAATTAGTGGAAATATTTCTTCATTAAATTTTAATAATAAGTTTCACTTTGTTTATGGTAATAATACTTTAACTGGTAGTTTGCATCAAATTACAGGAACTACTAGAATATTAACTGCTTTATTTGGTAACAATACTATTGAGAATTTTGGTTCTAAAGATTATACAGGATATACTAATGTAAGCATACAAATGTATTGCAGTAGTCAAATGTTACCTGGTCATGTTGATCAATTAATAATTGATCTTAATAATGCAGGATTAACTACTGAAGTAGCTTTGAATTTTAGCGGTCCCGGAGCAGTTAGAACGAGTGCATCAGACGCTGCATTTACTGCTATTACAACTGGAGGAGGAACTATAAACCTAACCCCCTAATGGCTTTAGTTACCATAAATAACTATTTTAAAAGTAGTATTACTTTTCAGTTTGCTCAGACTGCTGCTTCTGTACCAGGAGTACGTTTTATTTCTAGTACTAGTAATCAATATAAAACTACTATAGATGGTGGAACACCTAGTTATAGTCCAATTAGTGATGTTGTAGAAATTCCTATTAACACTCCTCTTAATACTTTTGTAAGTGTAGAAATTGAAGTACTTAGAGGCAATAGTCTTGATACTATTTTAGAATTTGAAGTTACAGGTGCTGGAGCAATTAGTACTAGTGCTTTAAATATTGGGCAAAGTATGCCTAATTTAACAAAGTTAAAAACTAGTATTAGTACTTCATTAGGAGATTTAACAGGTAATATATCTGATCTTCCTACTGGATTAACTTACCTGTATTATAGGGGTAGTATATCTGGATTAGTAACAGAGTTGCCTATAGGCTTAACTTATTTATATGCTAGAGGAACCGATACTGATTTTAATTTAACAGGATCATTTGCTGATTTTCCTAGTACTATAGAAACTATTTATTTTTATCGTACAGGTGTTGTAGCGTCCGCAGGTATTGGAGGAAATATAGGAGATTTACCAACAGGTGTCATAACTGTTAATGGTACTTTTGATCAACCTGCTACTATAGATTTTGATAATCTTCCTTCTACTATTGAGTCTATTCAATTAGCTAATGGTAGTCAAGGTAATATTACCTTAACAGGAAGTATTAATAATACTCCTTCTAATTTTGTATATCTTTTTATAAGTGCACCAGGAACTGGAAGTACTTGTGACTTAACTGGAGATGTTGCAAATTTACCTAATACTGTAAGATATTTTTATCCTGGTAGTTTTCCTACTGATACTAATACTATTACAGGTACTATTGCAAATTTACCTACTTCTCTTTCAAGAATAAGATTAGAAGGAAATAATACTTTATCTGGTGATATTGCAGATATGCCTTCTGGTGCTGGTATAGTATCTATATTTGGTAATAATACTATATCAGGTAATATACAAAGTTATGGAGGTACTCCTAGTTATTTACAAATAGAAGGCAACAATACCATATCAGGAGATTTAGGACTTATTCCTAATGCTTTTATTAATTTAATAATAAAAGGTGCTGCAACTATTAATGATTTTACTTATCCTGCTTTAAGTAATGTTGTAAACGCTGGTGTTGCTTTTGATATAGAAATAGTAGGTAATTCAAGTTTTACTTCAGCAGAGATAGATAATCTATTAATTCATTTTGATGCTTTTTTACCCATTACTACTTCTCCAGGTTCAAACATAGCGTTTAACGGTATAGGGGCTGGTTCAAGAACTTCAGCATCAGATGATGCATATAATAGTTTGATTTCTAAAAATTATAATGTAATTTTAAATTAAAAGATAAATGAAACCACAAATATACAAGGGGTCTAGTGCAGATGTAAAGCCTTTACACGCTCCACTACAAAGTATTTTTATCGAAGAAGATACTGATGAGATTTATGTAAAGAACTCATCCTCAAGAACTAACAACGGTTGGGAAAAATCAGCAATCAGCCTGACCAATATTAAAACCGATTTAGATGCTAGTGGTTATGCTAAATCTAGTGGTACTACTGGAGGTGTTGCTTCTGCTGGTGCTGGAAATCAGTATGTAGAATTAGAGATCGGTGGAGTTGTATATAAAGTTTTACATGACGGAACTGTATAATAATGGCAATTACTCGAATTGACGTTGATAGGTTTGTAGGAAAATCAAGTGATATAAAACCACTTGATGCTCCTATTGGTGCCGTATTTTATGAATATGACACAGAAAATCATTATGATAAAACAGTTGATTCTATTAATAATTATAATGGTTGGAAACTAAGACAAACACCCTCGACATCTGCTGAAAATGTAAAAGGTAGTATTACAGCTAAAACTTGGCTTGGTAAAAGCTATGTAGTTTTAATGGCTGGTACAGATGAAACAAACATTGAAGCAGGAGATTTACTTGTTGGATTAGATAATAATGGTAAATTTATTTCTTATCAAGCTAAAATTAATAATCCAGCTAGTACTGATGATATGTTAATTTTTAATGATATAACTGGATACGATCCTACAGCCCCTCTATAATGGATATTTTGCTACTTATTTTAGTTCTGCTTATTATCGGCTACCTAGTATATCGAAGGTTTTTTGAAAAAACCAAAGAGATCAATGGAATCGCTATAATTAACGATCAAGTTGTTTTAAAAATAGGAGGTACAAACAAAGAAAAACTCGAACAGGGTGATTTATTTCTGGGTATGGAGGGTGAATTTTTTGTTGTTGGAGAGTTAGAATCTAATCCCAAAGCATCAAACAAGTATGCTTATTACATAAGAAACAAAAAGAATACAAAATGAAAAAGATTTTATTTTTTCTATTAATGCTAGTTGGATTTTCGCTTTCTGCTCAAGTCCATACTTTAACTGGTATTATATTTAGAAATGGACCTCCTAACGCTAGTACTAGTAATCTTGATGAGTTTTTATTAGTACGTCCTACTGGTCAAGTTCGTTCTTTAGATCTTGCCAGTCTTGCTGCTCGTATTAATGCTGAATTGCCTGCTGGTAATTTTACTCAAGAAGAGATTGAAGATTTTATTGCTGCAATGATTACAACTGGTACTCAAACTAATATTGTAATTACTTATGATGATGTAAATAGTCAATTAGATTTTGTAGTAAACGCACCAGGATTAGATACAGAAGAAGTTGAAGATGTTGTAGGAGGATTGTTAGTAGGAGGAACTGGAGTAACAGCTACTTATAATGATGTTGCTGGTACTCTTACAGTTGCTTTGTCAGGTGCTGAATTTACTACTCTTGATGAAACAAAATTAGATGGTATCGAAGCAGCAGCTACAGCAGATCAAACAGGAGCTGAAATTAAAGTATTATATGAAGCAGAAGCTAACACAAATGCTTATGATGATGCAGCAGTTGCTAAGTTAGCCGGTATAGAAGATAATGCTACAGCAGATCAGACTGCAAGTGAAGTTCCAATTATAGATGCTGGATTACTTATAACTGCAACAGATGTTGAAGGAGCATTACAAGAATTAGCAAATGCTATTGATATTGCTAATAATGCTGAAGGAGTTAGTTTAGATACTACTAATTTTGATAACATTTTAAGTCCAACAGAAAATAATGTTCAACTTGCTATTGAGGTATTAGAAAATCAAGTAGATCAAGATAATCAGACTGCTGCTGAAGTACCAGTTTCTACAGCTAATTTTAATAATAATTTAGGTCCAGGTGATAGTAATGTTCAAGTAGCTTTTGAAACTCTTGATGATCTAATTGCAGCAGCCGCAGGATCAGGTTCAATTTTTACTTATACAGAAGAACAATGGTTAGCACTTCCGCAAATCACAAGAGATACAGTTAACGCCATTGTTGTTGATGTGGTTGGAAATGCTATTCAAGCAGTGGGAGTATCGTACAATAATACTGAATCAGGTCTTACAGCTACAAACGTACAACACGCTATTGATGAGGTTGATAGTACGCAAGACAGTGTTGTAACTGAGATAGCAATAAATCCAACTTCTTCATTTGATTTTTATACTCTAACTACAAACGCAAATGCTTTTACTCCATATTTTGCAGATAACGCTATTGTGTCGTTAGATTATAACGGAGAAACTTTAACAATACCAAAAGATAGTATTGAGCCGGGAGAGGCTATCAGAATTGTTTTAGATAGTAATGCTGGCGGTATTGCAAATATTGTTCCAGCAGACTCAGTTTTATTTTTAGGATTTGCTGACGGTCTTTCTCTTGATTCATATCCGTCTGGCGTTACTTTAGTAAGAAGAAACTCTACAACTGTTCCAAATAGACAATATATGGTAACTGACTATTTTGGATCAATAACAGCATTAATTGGAGCTTATGAAAGTAACAACGAATACACTGAAGCATCTGCGGTAAACGCTGATAATTATACAGCTTCTTTAGGAAGTTGGACAGACGAATCTGGGAATTTAGATGGGCTTACTTTATCTGGAGATGCTCCTGTTACAAATGGCGGTTCAAGCGGTTCTATAAGGTATCAGCACGTTTCAGGTTCCGATTTTGATGGACCAACACTGATTTACAGCGATCCAATTAATCCGGGAAATGCAATAGAAACAGGAGTTGATTACAAAATTTCATTCTGGTATAAAAGGGTAACAGGTAGTGCAACAGCTGATCTTCAATTGTTTATTAACCAATCACCAAATTATTCCGAAACAGTTACAACCAACACAACGGGGACTTGGACATTTTGGGAATCTTCAGTTTTTCAATTTAACTCAACAACTCCCAGCATAAGAGTTGCAAACAACTTTGGCGAACCCACTGCCGGAGATTTTTATTTCACAAACTTTACACTTGTTAAACAATGATAAGGTTTTTAATATTCTTTTTGTTTAGTCTGCCTGTTTTTAGTCAACAGTATTATGTTACTAATACAGATGTTCAAGGAACTGGAACACAAGGTAGTCCGTGGACTTTTACTCAAATGCTAAATAGCGTAAACCCAGGAGATACAATAAATGTTGCTCCAGGCGTATATATACCGCCACAAACAGCTAGTCCCGCACAGGGCTATAGACTAACAAGAAATGGAACAGCCTCAAATCCTATTCTAATTAGAGGATATACAAATGTGCCGGGAGATATTGATCCTGATGCTACACAAGATAAAACCTACAGTAATAGGACTATTCAGCAACCAGCTTTTTGGACGTATGATGTAGGTCAAGCAGCATCTATAAATCCTAGCACATTAAATGCGTTTAACAACAACGCAATGCCAACTATTTATGCTGCTGCTGAAACACGACCAAATCCAGATATTAGTTATTGGGGATATACAGCTTTTGAGGTGCTTGGAGATTATGTAATTATTCAAAACTTTCAAATTGAAGGTGGATATAATGGATTAAAAACAAACGGTGCAAACAACTCAACTTTTAAAAACATATATGTTAGAGAACAACTTTATAGCGGTGTTCAAAATACAAACAATGACAATGTTGTATGGAAAAATATAATATCAGAAGATGGGGGTTATTATGGTTTTGTAAATAAAAATGGATCAAACAACATTTTTGATGCTATTGCTGTAGTTGATGATAATAGCAAGTTAAATGGTAACGGTTATTATGGAACCGGCTATTTCTTTTTGTTCTCTCCAATGGCAAACTCAGTTGTAACAAACATTTGGGTTCATTTTAATTACATAGGTTGTGGCACAAGTCACTGTGGAGGACACGGAATTGTTTTAAAATGGCCTGATGAAGCTACAGGGATAGACAATACTAAAAACGTAGTTGATGGTTTTATTATAACAAATACCTATTTAGAATATCAATTTCCCGGTTCAAAAATAGCAAGTGATGGCACTAGAAACATTTACAGAAATGGAGCCGTAATACGGTGGGAAGATTGGGTTTCTGACTATGATAGATCGGGGGCAAGAATAGCTAATAACGCAAATGGTCTTTTAGTTGAAAATGTTACGTTTGATAATTGTGCTATTAGCTTTATGGATTGGGATGATGGCAGGGGCGGTGAAGGGCCAAACAATGTTTCTGGTAGTGCTGGATATGACATGGTTTTTAACAACATAACAAGCATAGGTAATAGATATGCTTTTCAGTTTGATGAATATGGAAACGGTTTTAATGATGGTAGTGCTAGAGATATTTACGTTTACAATAGTACTTTTTATGGAAGCGTTTATATGTTTGAAAGTTCCAGGGCAAACGAGAATATCAACTTTGTAAATTGTTTGTGGGATAGTATGAGTTCTGGATATAGAAATAGTGCTATATCAACAAATTATCCGATAGATGCTAGTTTTGATAGTAACAGCTTTTCTAACATAGGATTTAGCTTAACAACACCTGCTGGAACCAATTATAGAACTGATCCATTATTTACTGATCCAGCTAATTATAATTTTACAGTAACAGAGCCTTCATTATTAACAGCGGGAGTAGCAACACCATATACTTCCGCAGGACAGCCTTTAGGATCGCTTGATCCTGCTGTAAACGGAGGTGCTGATGTTCCAACTGATCCAGGAGACGTAACGCCTCCATCGGTTAGTAATTTTTCTGTTGAATCAATAACAGAAAATAGTATAACTGTTTCTTGGAGTTTAAATGAAGGTGGAACTGGTAAAACAGAATATGGAACCAGTACTGGAAATTATACGCTTGAAACAACAAATGAAACAAGTTATTTAACATTTCACAGGCAAACTATGAGGGATTTAATCCCTGATACTCCTTACTTTTTTAGAGTAACCGGGACAGATGCTGCAAATAACACATATACTTCAAACGAACTTACAGCAACCACTTTAACGGCAGGTCAAGACCCAGGAGAAGGAGGCGATCCAAATGAGCCTATTTTAGGAATTTCAAAATCAAATAGAAAAAGAGGAAAAGGCGTTTTATTAAAAAAGAAAAAACAATGAAAAAACTAATCTATATACTAACCTTTTTAATCTCAGGCTTTATTCAGGCTCAAATAGCCACAGATAGTATTGCCAAGTTCATATCTATTGGAGGCCAGATTTACAAGGTTACAGGAAACAGCGATACGCAATACTTTACAGTTGCTCAATGGAACGCTTTAAGTCAGGCACAACAAGACGCTGTTCAGGATGCGGTGATTGTAACTGATTATGGAAGTGCTTTAGGTTTATTTAATGTTACTGATTTAGGAGCTGCTGATAAAACGCTCACTCAATCTGATTTTAATGCTTTTGGTTATACAGACAACACAGTAACATTTACAGTAGATGATACTCCAGTAAGCAGTTCAAGATTAATTCTTAAAAACACAGATATTGATTCTGTAATAAGCGTTGTTCCAGCCGCTGGCGTTTCGTTTATTGGAACAGGTACAGGAGTTATTTCAAATGCCTTTAAAATTGATTCTTTAAATGCAGCTACAATTACAAAACTATATGCCAATACTTATAGCGTAGATGGTTATGTAAAACCATTTATACCTGTTGATCCAGGTATTTATGATGCTCTTAATGCTTTAGAAGATTTTAATGGAAATGAAACAAACGCTATAACAGGAGTCACTGAAAATAACGGAAGTGGTACACTAGCTTCAGTTGCAACAACAAGTCCGGCAGTAGGTAGTACTAACATGATTCAGTACACAGTTACAGCTAATTCTCAAAACACTATATATATAGCCGCACCGAGTACTTTACAATCAGGTGTAAGTTATACTTTAGAGATGAATGTTTCATGTAATTGTCCAGGAGGTGCTATAGCTAATTTTAGAGTAGATACTTCTGATGGATACGGAGTGCTTGACGTAGATACAAACACTCTATCAGATGGAACTTGGGAGGTTTTAACAATATCAGGAACTTGGGGAGGAACAAATAGTGGTCTAGTAAGAATATATTTAGGAGGAACACCTACTATAGGAGATGTAATTTCATTTGATGGATTGAGATGGGTAGAAAATTAATATACATATTTCTTTTTGTTGGTTTGTTTGGATATTCACAAACAAACACAGTAGCAGAATGGTATGCATTATGGGAAACAGCATATCCTATTGATTCAGCTAATGGAAACACATCTGGAACTGGTTCACCACTTCAAATGTGGGTAAAGTCAACGTCTAACGGGGCTAATCAAGAACATTATTATTTAGCTTGGAATTATAAAGGAGTTGTTGATGTATGGAAAGCCAACGGACAAGAAATTGATCTTTGGAGAGCTTTAAAAATGGCATATAATGTAAGAAATGCATCTGTTCCTTGTGATGGTACAGAAGATCCAAATTGGAGTCCTGGAGAATATCAAGTATGGCCCAGAGAAAGAGACGTTATAGACCCACAGGGAGCGGCTTTGTGGGAAAGTTATTTTTGGAGATATGTAACACACTTGTTAAGAGTAATGTATCAAAGTCCAGTATTACTTTCAACGGCTCATAATGGAGATCCTGATTTTCCAGGTACTACTTGGCAAGATGTTTACAATGATATGTTGCCTTGGGTAGAACAACATCTTTGGAATAAATGGGAAGAAGCAAATACAGATAATTTTTACAGATCAAGGGTTCACATGGCTCAACATTGGGGTTGGATGGGTATGGAGCTTTATATAATGACAGGAACACAAAAATATTTGAATGTGTTTCAAGAAATAAATTATACTGGTATGCCTTCTAATTATCCAGGTGCTAATATTAGAGATGAAGTTTATAATATAGGTGATGCGTATTCATGGACAGCTGTATGGTTTTCTTCTACTGCTGTTCAAGATAGAGATCATGCTGAATCTGTTTATAATTCAATTCCAGAAATGTATGAGCAAGGATATCATTGGACATTAGATGATGTAACTGCATTTAGTGAAGGGTTTAAACAATTTGTATATGGATCGAGTTTAGATAACACTAATACTTATGTTGATGGATCGGGATCATTTACATCTTCTGGTCATGTTGCATCTTGTTTGCCTTTAGCAAGATATGATTCACAAATAATGGGATATTGGCAAAACCAAGTAACAACTATTGCGGATATACCGGGATCAGTTAATTGGATTAATATGCGATTATATGCAATTGGCGGTGCTGCTTTAGCTCAAGCATATCAAAATAACACAATTTCATATCCTGAAAATTTAGCTGTTACACCTCCTATTCAGGGTTTGCCTGGAGGAAAAAAAGGATTAAAGAAAAAATACATTTCCATAATAAGCAATTAACATGAAAAAATTACTCTACATCATAGCGTTAATTTCCTCCTTTGCATGGAGCCAAGACCCTGTAGTAGTAGGAATAAAAGCCAATGGGCAATACACACAAGTCCTTCAAGGAGGTATTGGTCAAGCCGTTGCCATAGACCTGCTAAACCCAATCGACAGCCTTGTAACGGCTGCATCTGATTCTTTGTATTTGGAATATACTCACTATCAAACTGGGCTTAATACTGGGCGAAGAAAAAACCTTCGCAAGAACAATGGAAGAATTGATTATTTTCCTACCTCTGAAGCTATTCCTCTGAATACTGTTTGGAGAGGAAGAACCGGGGCATCTAATGATACGCTTGCCATTAATCCATTCAACAATTACAAACTTGTTTTTGATGGACAGACTACTGGTAATGCAGCTTACATCACAGGGCCATACGAAACAATGTATATTGAAAAGGTAGCCACTGATACTCTACTTGTGGCCGGGGCTAATTTGGTGGAATATACTTACTCCTCTGTAAATCCTTGGCTCATTGACGGGTTTTCTGGGTCAATAGGGTCTGAGGCCAACACTTCTTATGCCGTAGAAGCAGCTTCTGGTGTTTACATATCCCTTGTCGGGCCATTAGGTGTGACGGAATCTGTTGCCTCTGACTCCCCAACTGGAGAAGGGGTATATGCTATGGAGTTAACTTCTGACCCAGGGGGTGATGGAGATGGTGATAGGCAAAGAATATTTATTGAAGGGCTTACTATTGGGGAGATATATGAATACGAGGTAAGCTATAAAATGGTCACTGGAGCCGGTGGACGGTTTACAATAGCAAACGGAAACGGAGTTAGTATTGAGGACACTAGATTTAGTGGCACCACATGGGTAACAGCAACTGGTGAGTTTACATATACAGAAGGAGCAAATAATAATATCCAATGTGTGTTCTATGCTGCTGATGCCCCAAGCGGTTTAGCCGGAGATGTTGCTAGATTTCAATTTGACATAAGACTAAAAAATGATTAGAGCTTTATTGTTTTTATTTCTTTTTCCATCTGTCATATTTGGACAGGGGTCTATAATTTGGGATACAGACTTTAACTCAATTCAGTGGTCTGTGGATGGTAGCGGAAGAAATGGTGATCCCCAGCTTTGGGAAACCAATGGAGCTACTGCCAACCTTGTCGGAAATGCCAGAGAGGGAACGGGTGCTGTTGAACTTCCGATGGAGTCCGACAACGAAAGAAATGAAATGAATGTAGATGCACTATTTTTTGATGCGTGGAACGAAGAGTTTTGGATAGGTTTTTCATTTAAAATAGTTGAGCCTTTACCGTCTTCAAGATTGTTTATGCAAATTAGATGTAAAGCTATTGATCCAGATTCCCCTACTGTAAATCCGATTGGATTTAGGCAAGAGTCGCCTGGAAAATGGTATATTCAAACAGCTACTGATCCAAATTATTATGATGTTGCTCCTGTTCCATTTGGTGGAGCCGGGTCATATACTGAAAGCAGCAACTTAATAGACTACGTTCAAGGGGAGTGGAACGATGTGGTAATTTATTGGAAACCAAACTCTGTTGGAAATTCGTCGGATGGAGATGTAAAAATATGGGTTAATGGCGAGGTAATAGTTGATAAGTCCAACACGACAACTGTTTATAGAAGGTCGGTAGACGGTGTAATTATTGATGATTTTTTTGCTCCTAAGATTGGCCCGTATGCTGGGACTTTGGATAGGGTTGGCGTGTATCATTATGATGCTTATAAGGTTTGGAAGGGAGCTGGAGGTACTTACGAAGATGTAAGTCCGCTTGGTTTAAGTCCGGGAGATGTGGGCGGTGGAGGCACACCTGTAGCCCCAATACAAGGAAATAAAAAAGCAGTTTACAAAGCATTTTACGATAACTAAAAATAATCATCATGTTATTACACTTTTTAGAATTAGTAGGATTATCACTACTAGGAACAGCAATATATACACTTTGGGCAGTAAGAAAGCATATTAAAGACTTTAAGCCTAAGATTTTTATAGGTAAAAATAAAGGATTTTGGATATGGTGTACTTGTTTTCAAGTGGTTATGTCTTTTACGGCTGTTAAATTTCCAGAGGTAATTGATGGTTTAGGTCAATTTATACCTATTAAATTTGATGACCCTAAAGCATTTATTATAAGTGGATGGGCATTAGCTATGGCAGCTAATCAAGTATCTAAACCTGAACAAAAAATAGGTCAACTAAAGAAATAAAATGACTAATGCAATCATTATTAAATGGAGATGTTATTGTAGAGATAATTAAGTTTGTAGGCTTGATAGCAACTCCTATACTTGGTTATGTAACTGCTAAAAAAGTAAAAGAAAATAAATCAATAAAAGCTGATAATGAATTACTAAAAGATAATGTATATCAAACTAAAGTACGAGTACTTAAAGAATTGTTTGATTTACAACATTTTGCTCAATTAGAAAGATATATAAATCTTGTATGGGATACTACTCCTATGGATAGATTTACTATTATGTTTGTAATGAATGGTAAGATTAACTTTAATTATCTTACTGTAATTCATGATCAAAGTTCAATAGATCATAAACTAGGAGGTGCTTCTCCTTATGCTAAATTTAGCATAGATCAATCTTATAAAAATCTAGTACATAAAATCGAAAAAGGTCGTCCTGTTTGGTATGATATTCCTGCTAAAGAAATAGGAGAAATGAATGATTTTATTGAACTTGAAGGAATAAAAAAGATTGTATTTTTTCTTGTTAAGAGAATACCTATTGATGAGTTTAATGATATTGTAGTTTATTTGTCTTTTTCTTCTACTACTGAACATGATTTTGATAAATTAGATACAAGAAGAGTTGAACTAATAACTTCAGGTAAAATAACTCCTAAACTTGAGGACTTACTTGAATTACCTACTGTTAAAAATGCAGACGAATTATTATCTAACTTAGAAACAACTGATGAAAGCTTTTCAAATCGCATTAAGTAAATTCGGGGTAAAAGAAATAAAAGGACATGAAGACAATCCAGAAATTGTTGGATGGTTTAATGATCTTGGATATGAGGGTGAAAAACTCAAAGACGAAACAGCTTGGTGCAGTTTATTTGCAAATTGGTGTTGCAAGCAAGCTGGATTACCATATACAGGAGCTTTAAATGCTCGTAGTTGGTTAGATTGGGGTGTAGAAGTTGATATACCAAAGCAAGGAGATATAGTTGTGTTATGGAGAGAAAGCCCTGACAGTTGGAAAGGTCATGTAGGCTTTTATGTAACTGAACGTCATGGTTGGATTTATGTACTTGGAGGAAATCAATCTAACGAGGTAAACATAAAAGCATATCCTAAAAAACGCTTGCTAGAGTATAGACGCTACTCCAGAGGTGTTGTATGATTTTTGCTTGTAAATAATTTTTGATTGGTTTTGTAAAACAGTTTTTTACCTTTAAGAAATGGTTAATCTTGCTGTTATAAAGCGTGGTGTAATAGTTGCAATTATACTTATAGTTTTCATTACACTTGTAGTTAACTGTAGAGGTAATATTATTACTGCTTTAGGAGGTTATACTGATGAAGACTTTGTAACCAAGATTGATACTGAGTATTTGCCGGTAAAAATAGATACCACAGCAGTATTTAATCATTATGTAGAAACTCGTGGTATTATACTAAATCCTGATCCTGAGATTAAGTATAAGTATAAGATTGTAAAAGAATACATTAAAGATACTGTAGTTGTTGATAGTACTAAGTATTTTAGTGTAGCTGTAAAAGATAGCTTAATTGATGGAACAATCCATGTCGTTAACAATTTTGAAGGCGACTTACTGGACGCTTATTTTCGTTACAAACCTTTGTTTCCTAAGTATATTGAGAAAAGAATACCAATTAAAGTTACGGAAACAAAATACGTCAATACCCAAGGGATTTTGTTTGGTGTTGGTGGTCGCGTTAATAATTTGGGACATATCGGGGGTCATGCTGCTTTTATGACTAAAAATAGATGGGATTTTAGAGTAGGATATAATAGTGGCAGAGTTATTGAAAATTCGTTTAACACTGATGATTATATATCAATAGACATAACAAAGTACTTTAAATGGTAACACTTAGAGGAATAACAGAAAATCTTGCTTTTCAATTTGGACAGCAATTTAATCAAACACTACAAAAGTCTATTGAAGATAGTGTTATTGAATTAAGAGCTTTATTTATTAGGCAAGACTTACAAAGAAACCAACTATCTTTACAACATTATATAGATAGTTTTTGTCTTAATATGGAGCTTGTAGATAAGTCTGAGTGTGAAGGTCTTAGTACAGGTGATAGGATTCTTAGAAGTACAACTGAAATACCTCGTTCTATAAGACTTAAAGGAATGGGTAGAACAAATTATAGATATGTTGGACCAGTAGATAGGTCTAAGCCTTTTGTATATGTTGACCCTGAAGAAATGATGTATGTCGAACATCTTCCTTTTACCGGCCCCTTTACTTACTATACTATTAAAAATGACAGACTATTTTTACTTAATAGGAAAAAAGGTTGTAAGGTTCTTATGGAAGGTATTATTGAAGATCCTAGAGATATTGCTGATTGTAATTATCCTGATCGCCATTATAATGATATTCCATTTTCATGCCCTGCTGATCTTATTGTAGGAATTAAGGATGCAATTAAACAACGATTCTTCCCAGAACTTATTAAAGATGGTGAAGAAGTAAATATAGAGAAAGGTGATACTGAAGCTTAACGTAATGTACCAACTCTATATTAAAGAGTTGTCAGATAAGATTGAGAAGGCTGATAAGGAGATAGGCAAGCTTCAAATAGAACGTGAAAAGGTTCTGAAGCTATTATCTAAATATGAGATAGCCATTAACCAATCTTATGTAGTTCGTTTTAAAGAGCTTATTAAAATCACTACATTACGAGAATTTAGACAAGTATTAAATTCAAATAAGAATAAGATTATTCCTATTTACTTTGAAAGATTGATAAGAGTTAATAGGAATATTGCTGTATTAACTTATCAACGTAAAAAAGCAGAAAAACAAATAATTTCTTATAAAGTTTATAAGGAAATTTGCTATAAATTCAATCAAAAGATAGTTGATGCTATAGTATATAAAAATTACTATTTTACTCCTAATAGATATTTTGGTGGTGTAGGCATTATAAGGAGAGAAGAAGTTAATCCTAAAGTTAATTGGGGTAAAAGTAATAGAAAAAGAAAAGAATTAGAAAGTAAAGGTCTTACTCCTTACAAACAAGCAGATGCTGAAGCTGCTGCTGCAAGAGGAGAAGATTATGATGGTATAGAGTGGCTAGTTTATTTACCTACTGTTAATTATTATTTCTACTGGTTTAAGAATAAAGATCAATATCAATTTTTACCATTGGTTAAAGATTATAAATTCACACCAGCTCGAAGAAGAACTCCTGATCTTCCTAGTCCTGTAAGAAAATTACAGGAAGTTAAAGAAGATCGTACTAGAGCTGCTGCTTTATATAATCGAAAACCTGTTCAGAATGGTAACTAGCTTAGTAAGTAGTAAAGTAATAATTGGAGAAATGTTCCAGGATTTTAATATGTCTGGAACTAATTGGTTGGGGAATGTCAATAGACACCTCGCTAGAGCCTTAGAGCTGATGCGTCTGAGTGGATATTTTAAAGAAGCCCTACAAGTAGGAGAAGTTTCCGATTCAATGACTCCTGTACCCTGTGGTCTTAAAGAATTGATCGCAGTTTTAGATATTTCCAACGGTATAACCGTTTTACCTATAATGAATAGCAATTATGTAGGTAGAAAGTTTGCTGACTACTTGGGAACATCGTTAAGAAGTGGAAGCGTAAACTTTAACGCTTTACATACTAGCTTTGAAACAGGCAGAGTTGCATTTATTTATCACAAACCTCCTGTTGATGATGAAGGCTATCCTATGATTCCTGACAATCCTGAAGTCATGGAAGCATTACCTTTTTACTTAATAATGAGATTAGGATATAGTGGTTATATCCATCCTGTAGTTACCAGACAGGAAGCAGAAGAAAAATGGGAAAGACTATTTCCTAGAGCTAGAAATAGTGTTAACTTTCCAACTATTGAAGAAATGGATCATGTGGTTTCATCTGTCGCTGATCCTTATTATGAGAGGTGGTTTAATTATGAAGTACTCTTAGGACTTGAGGCTGATCTTCCAGTTTACTTGTCTGAAGCTTATCTTGATGAAGACAATGTTGTTGTTAATATGAATGTAACTAACATAGAACAAGACGACAATATTACAGTATCTGATACTGCACCTCCAAATCCAGAACCAGGTGATATTTGGATAGATACCAATGGCTGATGATAAACAATATAGTAAGATAGGTATATTCTTTGCTAGAAATTGGCAATGGATTATCGCTATTACTATTAGTGCTATTGGTGCATATTCTCAGTATGAATTACTACATTATCAAGTTGAACGTAATACTAACAGGTTACAAACTTGGATAGAAAGACAAGAAAAACATAATGAAAGTAGTAATGCTATACACTTAAAGGAAGCTCTTGAAATAGCTACTTTAAAACAACAGATTAAATATTTAGAAGAAGAAGTTAATAATTTAAAACAAAAATGAAATGGCTGATATTAAGTATAATCAATTTAAAGTCGATCTCCTAAAGGGAGTACATAATTTAGAAACAGCATCTGGTTATAAACTAGCACTATTTACTGCTAGTCATACACCTGCTGCTACTGATACTCTATATTCTGGACTTACTGGTGAAGTAGCTAATGGAAATGGATATACTACCGGAGGTGCTACTGTAACTGGTGTAGCTGTAACAGATAATGCTGGTACTGCTGAAGTAGATGCAACTGACGTTACTTGGACAAGTTCAACTATTACTGCTCGTTATGCAATTTTGTATAAAGTTGCTGATAGTAAACTTGTATGTCTTTGGGATTTTTCTACTGATCAAAGTTCTAGTAATGGTGACTTTACTGTTCAGTTCAATGCTAGTGGTCTATTGAACTTAACATAATAGTATGAGTAAATAACAATAGGCCGGTAGGACATTATGTTCTTACCGGCCATTGTATATAAGATATGGCTAACCGAGATAGATATTTCAATTCTACTATTACTGCTACCATTGCCAATCCAGGCAATGCTTTAGGAGCCCCTGACGGTACGGTAGCTGGTACTGCTGACAAAACAGCCGTATCTGGTAATTGGGATTTCTCGGTTGAAGCTGTAGGAACATATACAGGAGATCATACAATTGTTTTAACGGTAGGTAAAAATGCTTCAGGAGGTGGTGACGCTACTCTTGATTCCGTTGTTATTGATGTAAACGGTTCTCCCGTAACACCTACCTCCGCACCTACGCTTCCATTAACGCTTACCGGAGATCCTGCCGGAACATTAGACACAGCCACATTTGTAGTTGCCAATGCTGATATAGCCCCAGGCGACACCCTTGATATTACAATAGGTGGTACAGGTGGCGGTGGTGGTCCGAACGAGCGTGGTTTTGTACTTGACGGTGCTACATGGACTGTAGATTACAGTACGGGTAGTAATGTAACTCCTCAAGTAGGTGTACAAAGTTTTACCCTTACCCAGCAAGCTGTTACTGTTGATACTGTATTTAATCAAACAGTTGTTGTAGGCATACAGTCTATTACTATTGAAGCAAAACATAGTTATGTAAATGAGTATTATCAAACTCCAAGCCCAATAAATGCTTATGAAGAAACCAATGAAGTATCTACAATAGGAGGTACTGTTACAACTGAAGAATCTGTTGCTGAAACAGGCGGTGGTAGTTCTTATGTTCTTTCAAAAGGAACACAAGCAGGTGCTGCATACTTTGGAATAACAAATAACATAGGTGGACAAAAGATGCCAGTTGGCTGGTATGAAATAACTATCAAATTATCATTTATAAGTAGTATTGGTGACGTTGCTCTTTATGGTTCTCAAGGTGATCGTTTTGTATATGAAGCTGATGGAATTCCTTGGGGAGTTGGAGAAGCATTTAAAGATGGTACATGGCATACGCTAACTAGTTATAACTACTATGAAGGATATGTTGGAACTAACGATGGTAGTTATCGTGTTTGGTTCGATTCTGAAACCTTAACTGGAGATACGTTATATCTGGATCAGTTTAGTATTAAACCGTTATTTCCAGTTTATTCAGCTAACAATCTTTATACACCAGCAAATGCACTTAATGCTGATAATATTTCTTTTACACTTGGAAATATAACAGATCAAACTAATGATACAAGTGATCTTAGTGTTGTAAAAAAAGACACCCCTTCTCAATATCCTACTTCCCCTTATTCAGTAAGATTAAACACTACAGCTAGTCAATATGAACGTATAGAAATACAATTAGCTTTAGACGGTGTTACACTAGATACTTCTAAAAATTACATAGTAAAAGTTTGGTATAAAAGAGTTGTAGGAGCTACGACAACTGGAAATGGATTCTCTTTTGCTGTTAGAACCAGTGGTGGAAATAGTAGCGCCGCTACAGGTGATGGAGCGTTTGAAACAATCACAGAAGCTAATACTGGTACTTGGACACAATGGACTTCTTCAGCATGGTCTCCCACTGAAACACAACCTGATCTTTGGTTTGTAGGATCTTGGAATGAAGCAGTAACTGCTGATGATTTTTATATTACCAACCTTGAAATACTAGAAGCTTCAGTTGATGTAACTGTTGTTTTAGGCGTACAGTCTATTACACTTACACAACAAACTGTTAATGTATTTACTCAGGACGATTCAATACTTGTTACTGATCCGGTTTTATATTTACGTCCATCTACTATCGACCCAGATGTTACGATAGATGGAAATGCTCTTTCTGATACAGGAGAACCGGCGTGGGCTGATAGATCTTCTAATGGTTTAACAACCACAATGATTGGAACTAATCCTCTTGCTCTTAATATTGACGCTTCAGCTGGAAGACAAGTAACTTTCGATGGGACAAATGGATTAGATATAAGTGATGATGCATCAATTGATTTTACTCCTGGTACAGATGAATTTAGTTTAGTATTAAGAGAAGGATCAGATGATACAGCTCAAGGTTATTGGATAGCAAAAGCAGACGATGCAGATACTGGTAGACAATACACTGCTGTTATAAGAAATACTACATTAAGAGTTGTAATAGGAGGAACTGAACAAATAGCAACAGTTCCTGCTGGTCCCAATAGATTAGTTATTCTCAATGTTTCAACTACAGGTGTTGATGCCTGGGTAGACGGAACTCAATATTTAACAGCTGCTTCTATAGGAACTAATACTGCTACAAATTCTTTGAATGTAGGTTGTCGAACAGATGCTGCTGGTGGTCAAATGATTGGTGATCTTGACATAGTTGCTATTATTCCAAAAGTCATTTCCACCGCTGAACGGGAGGCTATTGAGGCAGAATTTCAAATTAATGGAGGTAATCAAACAGTAAATTTAGGAGTACAGTCTATTACTTTAACCCAGCAATCTGTTACTGTAAATACAGACTGGGTAACTACTATAGGGATACAATCTTATAGTCTTTCTGTATTAGCAGCTACAGTTAATACTGATTGGACTACTATAGTTGGTATTCAATCCTATACTTTATCTGTATTATCGGCTACTGCTTCTCTTGGTAATACATCTGTTGTAGCTCTACAAACATATAATTTAAGTGTATTATCTTCTACTGCTAATCTTGATTGGGTAAATGTTGTAGAAATACAATCTTATAATCTTACTCAAGTAAGTGTAACTACTGTAGAAGGTACTGGAGTTAATGTTGCTACAGCGATTCAATCTTTTAGTTTATCTGTATTATAGTTAACTCAGATTGTGTTGTTACAGTTAACTTACAATTTTATACATTATCTATATTAAGTGCTACGGTTGTAGAAGGTACAGGAGTTAGTGTATCCACTAATCTTCAATCTTATACCTTATCAGTACAATCTGTTACTACTAATTATGATTGGGTTGAAATAGTAGGTATTCAATCTTATACACTTTCAGTAAGTTCTTCTACGATAGTAACTGAAGAAACAGCACTTGTAGGAGTTGCAGTACAAAATTATACATTAAATGTACTTGCTGCTACAGTATCTACTGCATCAGTTACTACAGTAGTTGTAGGAATACAATCTTATTCTCTTAGTGTTTTAGGTGTTACAGTTAATACTGGAACAACTTATACAGCAGGAGTTCAATCATACTCTCTGAGTATCCAGCCGGTAACAGTAAATACCGGAACAGGTGTAACTGCCAACCTTGCAGTACAATCATATACGTTAACTGTAAATGCTATCTCGGTTAACACTGCTTCAAATGTATCTGTTGAGGTTAATCTTCAAAGTTATACCTTATCTCTTCTCTCAGCTACTGTTTCCGAAGGAACTGGTGTTGTAGCTAGTGCAGGACTACAAAGTTATACTTTAACTGTACAACCTGTAACAACTAATGTGGAGGTTGTTGTTACAGTTTCTACAAATGTACTTTCTTATAGTCTATCTGTACTTGGTGTAACAGTTAATACAACATCTAGTGTTACTGTATCGGCTGGATTACAATCTTATGCATTAGTTCAACAAGCAGCTAGTGTAGTAGCAGGAGGATCTATTTCTGTTGGTCTTTCTTTACAAACTTATACTTTAAGTGTACAAAGTGTTATAGTTAATCTTGATTATGTAGTAGCTACTAACACACAAGCGTACACATTATCTTTACCGGCTCCTACTATTGTTAGAGATGCAAATGTAGCTATTAATGTAATTAATTATACTCTTTTAGTACAATCTGCTACTGTTGTATCAGCAGGTAATGTTGTTGTTGCTATAGGAGTACAATCGTTTACTTTATCAGTACAATCTGTTACTGTTGCTACTACAACCAACATAAGTATAGTAATTGCAATTCAGTCTTATAGTTTATCTACACAAGCTGTAACTACTAGTCTTGGTACAGGTGATACTGTAGCAGTTGCAGTTCAAAGTTTTAGTTTAAGTGTTCAATCTGTAACAGTATTAGCAGTAGTTAATACTAGTATATCAGTTGCAATACAAAGCTATTCTTTAACTGTAAATCCTGTTATTATTGCTGCTGGGGGTAATATCTCAGTAGGAGTAGCTATACAAACCTTTTCTTTATCTGTAATAAGTGTTACAGTTGCTACTGTTTCTAATGAAACTGTAGTAGTAGGAATACAATCATACAGTCTTTCAGTACAAGCAGTATCTGTAGTAGTTGGTGGTAGTATTGCGGTTTCAGTTGGATTACAGTCTTATTCCTTAAATATACAGCCTGCTTCTGTTATACTTAACACAAATAATACTATCTTAGCAGGAGTACAGTCTTACGCACTTTCTGTAAATACTGTAACTGTTAATGTAGAGTTTGGAGTATCTGTTAGTCTAGCTGCATTAGGATATACTTTACAAGTTGAATCTATAGTTTTTCCTGGAGCAACTGTAAAAGTTTGGTTGAACAATCAATGGGTTTCTGGAGAAGTAAAAGTGTGGAAAGATAATCAATGGATTACAGGAACTATTAAAGTTCGGCAAGGAAATGAATGGATAACAACATAATGATATGAAAAATTTTGGAGGACTTATTACCGATACATTGCCTATCAATCTTCCTCCCGGAAATTGGTTGAAGGCTCGTAATATCATTAAGAATAAAAAACTTGATGCTGTTAGTAATGAGTATGCACATACATTATTTACCAATCAGTCTGCTATTTATTTAGGAGAAGTCAGTACTGCAAAAGATATTGTATTTTTTGGTGTATCCTCTACTGGTAACAGTCTGATATACAGGCAACGATTAGGTGATGATGTTAATCCAATAGAAAAGGTATTTGATAGTGCATATCTAGGATTTAATAAAAGTCGTCCTATAGAAGGTATTGCTGTTTACAACTATCTCGATGAATTGATTATAGCATTTTGTGATGGAATTTTTGAGGATAGTAATTCTCCAAAAGTTATTAATATTGATAATCCTCCTGTAGAACTTGATGCTAATAAAGAACTTGTAACTCCAGCTAATGTTAATAGGCTGGAAATGTTTCCAGATGTACAAGAAGCAAATATTAATCTTAGTTACTTAGAATCTGGTGATATTGATGGTTTATTTGCTTATGTAACTTATTGCTATGTTTTCAAAGACGGCAGTACTACAGCTTACTTCCCTGTAAGTAATGTTGCTTATCTAGGAGAGGGGGTTGATCCAGTTAATAGACGAGGTATGCGTCTTGGATTTTCTGGATTAGATTCTAGCTTTAGCAAACTGAGGATCGGTTTAGTCGTAGTTAACGATTCAAATCTGGTAGGTTATGAAAGTTATGACATATCATATACTGGAACAGCTAAGACAATTGACGTTAGTACTCTATCTAACTTTGAAAGTACTGCCGCTGAAAACATAGTACTTAATAAAATAGTGTTTGACAAATTTGAAACTATAACTAAACAAAATAATAGAGTTGTAGTTGGTAAATATACTATTAAACCTAGAGTACCGTTACAAAAGTATTTTTGTAATCTAACACTTTCTCCTTATTTATATCTTGGTGATAGATCTACTCCAGGTTTGATGCCTGATGAAGTATATTCTTTTTATGGTCAAGTTCAATGGAAAGATGGTAGTTATTCTGAAGCGTTTCATATACCTAACAGAGTAGCTCAAGTAGGAACTGATGCTCCTGATGCTGCTTTTATTAGTGAGTGGGGTTTAGATTGGTTAGATCAATATCCAAGTGTAGATTGGAGAGAATTTCATTTCTACAATAGAGGTAGAGTAAGTTCTAATAACACAGGAACCCGTTATTTTGGTGTTTGGCAAAATACTTCAGAATACTATCCCAATGATGAGGAATATGATGGTAGCGAAGATTATAATGGTAGTAATATCCCAGGAGGAACAGATTTAAGAAATCAACCTATTAGGTATCATAGAGTACCAGCTCTAAACGAGATTGCCAGAAATTCCGGATATGTACCTAATACCTTTTATACTGATCCTAAGCAATTCTGGAAAGTAGGTGTATCTGTAATGAATTTCGCCGATGCTTTTCCATCAGAAATTAGGGATCAAATTCAAGGGTATCGTATTTGTTTTGTAAAACGTGATATTGGTAATAGTCTTGTAAGTGGTAATTGGTTTGCTACTAGAAGAGGAGATTTAGAATGGTCTCAAGGTGCTACTGATATTACTTATGAATATTATAATTTTAATTATAATGAAAGTACTTATGATACTAGAGTTAGTCAGCCTGATATAAGATTTGACAATCTTAGGCTTATTAGTCCTGAATTATTTAAGACTAGACCTAATTTAGATCTTACTTTTATAAAGACTAATTATCTTTTTTCTGCACAAACTCAAAGTCCTCAATTATTATTTGCTGATAATAATGAACTTCATGCTCCTACTTATGAAGGACTTACATATAGACCTGGAAATAATCTTGCAGCAAGTACTCAGTACTTAGAAGAAGGAGTTAATTTAGATACAGGTAAAACAGATTATTTAAAAAGTCTATTTACTAACACTCCTACTAATGCTATAAATTTCGAGAGATTTTATATGGCTAATGTATCTGGTATTAGCTTTAAAAATAATGTATATCCTGGATTTAAAAGTGCTGATTTAGTTGTATTAGGACGTACTAGCACACTTAATTCAGTCGTTGATTTTAAAGGCGGAGATGTATTTAACGACAATCAAGCTGATATGCATATTCACTATGCTTCTTTTGAAGCTATAGGAAATGATGCTAGAATTATTGTTGCTAGATATTATCAATACTTAACATTACATGGATTATATTCTCCTATTAATGGATCATTAATTGAAAATGATGAACCTACTAGAAAAGATGAAGACTTTACTATAGGTGATAATGAAGAGCCTGATCGAATTAATGAAGAGTATTATTTTACTAATGATTATGACTTTGATGTTAAGAATGAAGATGATTTAAGCAAACTAAATGACATCAATACTATACTTACTTTTGAACCTGATAGTCAGTTTATTGATACATTTTTGTATCGTTTTCATAGAGGTATTTCTATTGGTAAGGAAACATTGAATACGTCTGGTTTGCGTACCTTCTTGTCCGACGAATACTACGAAGTGGCGAACGATAGGGGCGATCTGGTAGCCCTTCGTGGGTCGGACAGGGTTTTATACATTCAGTATGAGAACTCTTTATATGTGGCAGTTCTGAAAGATATTTTGAGAGCAAACAATGTGGATGCTTATCTTGGAGAACCTGATATTTTAGAACGTACTCCACAAGAAGTTTTACCTGATAGTAAAGGTACTATTAGTTCTGTATCTAAAATGTCATGTAAAGTTATTAAAGGAATGTATATAGCTCTTAATGCTATAGATGGTCAAATATATATTGTAAGTAATAGTGCTAAAGAAATTACTAGACTTGGTAATAGAAACTGGTTTAATAAAAATTGGGATATAGGATTGACTTACTATAATACCCATCCAGTTACAGGTCGTAAAATAAGAGTGGATCATCCCTCTATTGCAGGATATTCAGTAGGTTACGATGAACGATTTGAAAGATTATTTGTAACAAAAAGATATTTTGAGCCTACTCAAGCTGCTTACAATGAAAGCATTTATAGTTTTGATGGTAATTTTTTTAGTAATGATAGTGGCATAGTAAGTGTTTATACTTCTGGTTTATTTCAAAATAAGAGTGAAACTCTTAGTTTTAGTCTAGAAGATAATCTATGGATGTGTTGGCATGATATAGAACCTGGAGCTTATATTCATACTCCTAATAGGTTTTTAAGTGTAAAAACTGATCCAGGTCAACCTCTTTTCTATGTATTCCAACATAATGATCAAGATAATGTAGGGGTTTATCATGGTATTAGACATGAAAGTTATGTTGATTTAGTGTTTAATGGTGATAATAGTTTTACAAAAGTTTATCAAGCAGTTAGAGTTATATCTAATGCTATAAAGGATAATGTGAACTATAAAGATGTTACCATAGATAAGATGGTAATATACAACGATAATCAATGTTCTGGTGAAATCGACTTATCTGATTTGACTAGAAATGCCAACAATGAATTTAATTTTAATGAGTTTCGTGATCTTGTAATAGATGCTCAACAGCCGATAATAAATGAAGATGGCTCGATTAACGAAAGCAATATAAATTATGACAAGTTGTGGTTTGAAAGATCGTATTTTATGAGTAAATTTATAGTGGTACGGTTAATAATGAGTAATACTGATGCTACTAATATTTACTTAACTGAGGTTAATGTTAAAAGCGTAGTAAGTAAGCGATAAATTATGGCACTAGGGGCAATTATGATGGGAGCAAATGCCGGTATGGGTATTATAAATTCTCTCATTCAGAATAAACAAGCAAAAGAAGCTGCAAAGGAGGCTATGGATATTTCTTTAGCTAATCGCCAGCGAACAGATCAATTTGAACTTGAAGAATTTCCTGAAGAAGGCTACAGAGTTAGTAGCTTTTATCAGGCTTATGGTGGTAAATTACCTATGAAAGCAAGAGGAGGTAATCTTGCACCTATGTCTTCTGATATGGTTGATGTTGTAGGACCAAGACACTCTCAAGGTGGAGTTCAAATTGGAGGTGCAGAGGTAGAAGGTGGCGAAACTATTAAAGACGGTGAAAGAGTATATAGTGATCGACTAAAGTTTGCTCCTGGTATTACTTATGCTGATCAGGCTAAGAAATACGCTAAGATGAAAGCTAAGTTTGAGAAAAAACTTAATAGTGATAATCCTCTTGCTATTAATACTGCTAAAAGAAAGATTCAAATTTTAGACAGTAAAGAAGATAAATTATTTGAACAACAAGAAACTAGTAAAATGGGATACGGAGGTAAAAAGTTACAAGCAGGAGGTTTTCTTCAAAATTTCATGCCTTATGCTGATAATATAGTTAATGCTGGTCTTAGTTTCTTAACTCCTAAAGTACCTAAACCTAATCTGGTTAAACCAAGAAAACTAAATACCAACATAAATGTCAATCCTCAGTTAAATGCCGTATCAAGAGCCGAAGATGCCGCTAAGAACACGATTCTTAACAATACTAATAATAGTGCTGTTGCTCGTAACGCTATTACTAGGGCAAGGCTACAAGGTTCTGAGCAAAAAGCGAATATTCTTGGTAGGAAAGAAAATCAAGAAACTCAATTGAGGAATCGTAATACAATGTTCCAGACTCAAACTGATCAAGCTAATGCTGCTAAAATGGATCAGTATAATCAAATGAAAATGGGTCGGTCTTCTGCTATTCTTAGTAATATTTCTCAGAATATTGCTGATGCTTCTAAAGATTGGACGGAACAACAAAACTTTAGTGCTAAAAAAGACTTTAACACCAAGCAACTTGCTGCTCTACTAGCTAGTGGAGATTTTGGAGAAGGTGATGTTCTTATGCGTAGGTTTAAAGAAATACTTGCTGGACTAAGAAAAAAGAATAACTAATGTTTCCAAAGTTTTCATACAGTAACGCTAAGTTACAGGATTTCGGTGCCCCTATTAATATACTAGGTAAAGCTCTTGATGAAAGAGAAAAACGTGCTGAGTATGTTATAGATGCTACTGAAAAATATAAACAGGCTCTTGCTAGTATGCCTGTTACTGCTGCTGATCAACCTAAATTAAAAGAGGCTCAAGATTATTTAGGTAATGTTGTTGGAGAGTATGCAGAAGGAGAAAGCTATGCAGATAAATATTTAGATACAAAACGACTTGCTAGTGATTTAGAAAGTCGTTTCGGTCTTTCTGCTATGCAACAACAGTATAAACAACAACAGGCTTATATTACTGATTTAAAAGAAAGGTATAAGCAAGGAGATATTAGTGCTGGTGATATGGATCGAGCTATTGCTGAGACTCAATACTTAAATCGTAAGGGTGTTGAAAAAGGTGAGGCTGGTTGGAGATCTACATTTAGTGGTAGAAGAGTACTTAACAAATTTGATGCTGCTAAAGAAGCTGAAGATTTTATTAAAGGTATTAAAGCTAGTACTATTATTGATCCTGATACGGGTGCTACTTATCACTATAGTCAAGATGTTCAAGGATATATTAATGCTGATACTGGTGATGCTGTATCAGCAGATAGAGTAGCTAGTGCTGCCAGAGGATATTTAATGCAGAATCCTGATTTTCTTGATAAAGTTCAAGATGACGTTTATTACGAACTTAATGCTATGTTGCGTGATCCTGAAACAGGTAGACGTCGTGATATGACTGCTGAAGATTTTCAAGCATTAACTGGAGTCAGTGTATCTAAAGCATTAGGTGATGAATTTGGTGGCAAAAGTATAGAAGAATTACAAGAGGAAGGAGTTGATCTTGAAACTTTATATGGAAGACTAAGAGCTGAAAAAGAAGTAAATAATGCTATTGCTCCTGTAGTAGGTAAAAATGCATATGCACAACTTCGTCGTACTCACTTAACTGATTTTGTTTTCCGTCACGGGTTAACTAATTCTGGAAAAGATAAAACTGACCCAGTTGTAGCTCATTCTTATCTTGAAGCTTTTCATACAGAGGATCGTTATAATAGTGAAGATCTTGCACTTGCTGGTCAAAATAGAGTTCAAGCACAAGACAGAATCAAATTTATCGAAGAAAACATTGATAATGTAGATTCTTTAGACCCCGAAACAGGCAAATCTTATAAGCAAGAACTCATAGACCTTAGAGATGTTGTAGAAAGAACTACTGAAAATATTGATAAAGTTCTTGAATATTCTCCTACTGCTCAAAAACTAATTACCAAAGCTGTTCAAAACGAGGGAGAACCTTATGATGTAAGTTTAAATTCAGGTTCTATTGATGGACTTGATATTAACAAAGGTCAAATGATGGATCTTGTTAATATCGCTATGAGTCGTGATCTTGAGTACGAAGATTTATCTCCTTTTATCGGCCTTGAAGAAGATACGCAAGAAGGAGCGTTAATGGAAGATACACCTAAAGCAAATGCTATAAGTGCATTAAAACACAAAGTAGAGCGTGTAGCTTCTGAAATTGAAGATAATATTGAAGATGAAGATATAGTTTATAATAGAACTTATCATTATTTGAATCTTAATGAATTATCTGCTGAAGAACGTAGATCAAACAGTTATCATCAACTTGTTAGACAAGTTAAAAATATTCCAGAACAAAGTAGTAACTTCCATACGACATTTAAACCCGTTGGCGATGGTAGAGCTTTAGCTGAATCCATAGCTGATGAATTTAATGTAGAAGATGGAGATACTATCCAATGGGATAAAGCCGTAATTACTCCTCTATTTGATAATCGTAAAGATGAGGATGGAAACTATAAACCTCTTTACGGTATAAAAGTTCCTATTAAAAGAAAAGATAAAGACAGTGAAGAAGCTAAAATGGCAACTGTAACTGCACACGGAAGTGATCCTAATAGAGATGCTAGATATATAGATGCTATGCAAGATTTGTATCGTAAATATAGAAGTATTCCAAATCCTAATGCTACACAAACAAATGTATTAGAAGGTCTTGCTGTAAATCTATTTAATCTTACACCAGCAGGAAGGGAGTTTGATATGTACGATTTGAGAGGGGCTAAAAATCGTCAAGTATTTGATATACCCTTAGATGATGAAGGATTAAGAGCAGATATTCAAGTCTTTACAAAAGGTTCTCCAGATAATAAGAAATACTATCTTATCGAGCCTAACAAAAAGGATAGAATGGGTAATCATATGTTCTATGCTGCTAATCAATATGGAGATATTAGCACTTATACTGCTGCTCAAATTCAAAGCAGCTCTGATCTTACTTCTATAGGTGCAAATACTCCTACAGGATTAAAGAAACAAATTGCTAATATGTGGGCACAAACTCGTCCTCAATATAGAGTCGATACTTCTCAACTAGTAGATGCTAAAGGCATTTTTGGTAATGATATTAAAGATGAATCTGTAGATACCAGAGTTACTCCTAAAGCTGCTGACAGTTTAAGAATAATGAAGAGTAGATATAGCGATTTAATATTAACTGACGGACTAAGAGAAGAAGGAGTTAGTTATGGTGCCAAAGACTCAATACATAAAGAAGCAAATGCTGTAGATTTAAGAGATACTCCTGGAGCTAGAGAATTAGCACAAGAATCTCCTGAGAGTCTAAATTCTATGGGTATCGAAGAAATAAGCTTTCATAATAACCATTTTCACGTTGTATTCAAATGAGAAAGAGCATTGGAGAATTAATGAAAAACCAGAATACGAATCCTACTCCTGACCCTAAAGAGGGTAGGAGTATTGGAGCTTCTGGAGCTAAGTTAAGCAGACCGTTTAGTGAAGGTGATGAAACTTATGTTGAAACCGAAGCTTATAAGCCTTATTTAGGTGCCCCTAAAGGTGCTTCTGCTTTTAACTTTGACATGGATTATGAAAGAGCTAGAGCATTAGGTCAATCTAACTGGGAACAAGCTGGTAATGCAGTAGCTAGATTACTCCCTAATACTATTCTAGAAATTGCTAATCAGGTAGGTGCTACTCTTGATTTAGAGGATTATGCCAATGCTGATGGTGAGATAGGTAACTGGTTGAGCAAGTGGGCATTGGAGCGTCAGCAAGATATTAATGAAGCATTACCTATATATAGAGAACAACCTGATCGTGCTTTAGATGTTGGAGATTTTGCATGGTGGATGGAGAACGGTTCTGAGTTAGTTAAATCTGCTACTGCTTTTGTTGCTCTTGGTTATGGTGTAGGAGTTGGTTTAGGTTCTTTAGGTACTTTATCAAAAGGTACAAGAGCTGTAAAATGGTTAGAAAGTATTGCTGGAGTTGATAACGTAGCTAAAGGAGCACAAGCAGCTGGAGCACTTACTAATGCTTATATTCTTAACCATGCTGAAGGATATGGAATAGCTGTAAATGTTTTTGATGAAACTTATAAAGAAGCTCTTCAAAAATATTCTAATACACCTGATGTAAGTCCTGAAGAAGCTGATAGACTAGCTCGTAGAGATGCTGCTCGTAAAGGTGAAAATGCTTTAAATCTTAATAAAGCTAATATAGCTCTTAACTTATCTAGTGCGGCTATGTTCCTGAAAGCTCCGATGCTTACAAGACATATCCTGAAAAAGCCTAATCTTCTCAGAAGTCTTAAACGCACAGGAGTTGAAGGGTTACAGGAATCTGCTGAAGAAACTATTAACCTTATCGCAGAAAAACGTGCTTTGGCTGATGATTTCTCTTTATCGGCTATGATTGACGATGCTTTCACTAGAGAAGGTGCTGAAGCTGCATTTTTAGGTTTTCTTGGTGGTGCCGGTCAAACAGGAATGACCCTGGCAGGCCGTGATTTAAAAATACGCAGAGATAGTGAAGGTAACAGGGTAAGTGATAATCAACTCTTACGGGATCGTCTGTCTACTCAAGAGGAACAAATGGCAAAGTGGGATGCTATGAGTAAAGCAGAGAAAATATCGTCTGTTACGGATGCTTTTCTCAATCTTAACGAACAGGCTAAAGCGTTCCAAGCATACGAGGCCGTTAAAGATAGTGATCCAGTAAAAGCTGAACAGATTGCTAATAAAATATTTGCTAATCAAGTTTATGCTGCATTTAATACTGGTACTACAGAGAGATTTGAGCAAATTTTCGATGAGATTTCAAAGTTAGATGAAGACCAAGCTAAAGCAAAAGGACTTGATCCTAAAACTTATAAGCAAAAAGCTACTGAAGCTAAAGAAACAATTAAAAGTCTAGAGAAACCTTTTGTAGAATCTAGAGGTTATCTTAATGCAAATAAAGTATATGGTAATCAAGCTGAATTAGCTTATTACAGGAGAGAAGAAGATAAGTTAAAAAAAGAACAAGAAAATCTTCTTAATAGTATTATTCAGTATGGTGCAGATCGTAAATTAGATATGACTGCTGAGAGTGTTGAGAACTGGAAAGGTGTTCAAGACCTTCCTGAATATGCTCAATACACAGCTAATAAAGCTGCTTTAAATGTTATTGAAGATCGTAAAAAGTTTCTTGTTGATGAGTATGCTGAGATTACATCCAGAAAATATCAAAATAAACTTAAAGAGGATGATAGAGAAAGGATAAATAATCTTAAAAGTGAAGAAGAAAATCAAAAAGGAGCTACAGCTAAAGCAAATACTGTTGCAAAATCTAAAAATGTTAAAAAGAGCATTAAGAAAAAGCAAGAGGCGACTCCGCCTGTGGAGCCGACTACAGTTGCTGAAGAACCTGCTTCGATAGCTCAAGTAGATTTTGGTCCAGGAGCTGAACAAGCTACTGAAGCTGCTAATAAAGTACTAGCAGATAAACGTACTAAAGTTGATACTAAAATTCAACAACTTGAAACCTTTAGAAATAAAGTTAATGAAAGTAGTGATGAGGTATTAAAAAATAAAGTTAATATCCAAGTTGCTCAAGCTATTAGAGTTCTAAAAGCTGAAAAAACTCAACAAGAACTTAAATCAAAAGAAGAGGATCAAAATAACAGTGCTATTGAGGGTATAGCTACAGATCTTGCTAATGATTTTGAAGAAGACTTTTCTCCAGCTAGTGAAAATTTAGAAAAACAAAGAAGTCGTATTAATAAAATGCTCGATTTGCTGGGTTCTATCGAGGCTACTGGTACAGACATTACTAATTTTCAAGAAGTTGGTACGAAAATAAAAGGAGTACTGGGTGAGGATCGTTTTATTCGTTACTATCAACAGTTTCAAGACCTATATAATATTGCTGTACCAGAAGGTAAAAATAATCAACCCTATGAAGAACTTTTCTTAGACCCTGCACAAGAAAGAGAAATTTTAGCTAATGACAGGAGTATTGCTCAAGCAGCTTTACCAGCTCAAGTTTTTAAACTTACTGAACAGGAGCTTTTAGAAGAAATTGACAAGGGTTATACCAAAATCCTGGAAGATCAGGGTTACAAGAGATATAAAAAAGAAAATGCTACAGAAGAAGGTAAACGACTTGATGTTGCCCACAATACAGTAGCTCACAAGGACAAAGATTACCGATATACCGCAAAAAGCAGTAAAACGGATAGGTTCAATGTACTCAATTTTACTTTAGGTAAAACTGATCTTAATACTTATTTTACTAAAAATGCTGATGAAGCAGTATTAGATTTTGATAAGATTAATGTAGGTAGTAAAGTTACTTTTAAAGTTGTACCAGAAGTTGTGTATGACGATGGTACAGTTGTAAGGAGAAGATTTATTGAATGGGAAAAAGGTCATAGAGTTGATGGTGCTGATATAGTTAGGGATGATTTATCGACAATAGATGATGAATTTCTTGGTGATATTGTCGATCAAGCAAAATCAGCAAAAATAGTAAAAATTAACGGAGAAAATGAAAGAGGAGTAAGTGCTGACATAAGAGTTGTAACTGATGATGGTGCTCAAACTTTTACTGTTTTTCTAAAAAGTAATAGAAAAGAATTTGTAGAAAAAGTTAAAGACGGTAATGTACAAGTTCTGCCTATGGTAACAGATGCTCCTATTGCTATGTTCTGGAAAGGACGTAGAATTAATGGTGCTTATTTACACCTGCCTGAATGGATTCGTCCTGATAACGTAAGAGGAGTTGAACAAAGTGTAGAAGAACAAAAAGCAAGACTTACTGCAATTCGTGATGCTGTTATTCGTAATGGAGAAATTACATTTGAAATTACTGAAAGAGGAGATGGATTTCCATTAGTAGATCCTAATGGCATTAAAAATAAAACATCTGCTGCTATGCCAGAAGCAACGCTTGCAGTAGGTAAAGATGGTTATTTTAAAAAGGGTATTAATAGCCATGAAGTAATTAATAAATATATTCCTGCTGATGGTTGGTTGTATGGTATATTCCCTGTAAATAAAAATAAAAACTGGGCTACTCCATTAAAACCTTCTTCGTTAGAAGAGCATCCTGATTATGTTAGTACTTTAACTCAAGTTTTACAAGCTCATTTAATTGGTGCTGAAACTAAATTAGTTAAAGACATTCGTGATGAGCTAAGTATCGACATTCTTACTTTACCTGGCCTCAAACAGTTTTTTGACTTGTTTGTTTATACTAGCCAGAAGAAGGATAATAATGATGATTTTAAAGCTAGAGTTGATAGTATTAGAGATGAAGAAGCTTTAATAGAATTTACTGACTATACTATTAGGTTTTCCAGAGGTAATAATAATGGTAATACTACTGAAACATTAAGTTCTGAGCGTATTAGAACTATGAATGTTCCTGCTTCTGAAAGAGTTATTACTAAAGCAGTAAAAAATCTACAAAAGGTTCTTTATAATCGTTCTATAAATCCAGTTGCTAACAGGTTTGGTAAAAAAGATTTTAAACTTCCAATTATACGAAATGGTGAACTTAAAGTACAGACTTATGATTCCTATGATAATTTTATCAAAGATCATAGCTATACTGCTAATTACAGCTATACCTTACCTAGCGGTAAAACTATATACACTGCTCAAAGTACTCTTAGATTTGATGAAACAAGAGTTATTAAACCTGAAGTACCAACTGAGTTAGAAACAGTAGAAGAGCCTATAGAATCTGCTCAAGAATCTGAAGAAGATTTTGATCTTCTTGCAGGTTTTGAAGAAGATTTTGCTCCAAAGTCTTTGTCAAGACAACAAAGAAGAACTATTAAAAGAACTACTCCTGATGAATTAGATATTAAAGGAGTAAGTGTCAGAATACAAGAAGCTATTATAAATCATTTAGTAGCTGAAGTTGTAACTAGGTATGCTAAAAAAGGAGATCTTAATGCATTTACTTATTTAGATATTTTTAGAAAGAATAAGCTAAGTACTTTTAGGAAAATGTATGAGGAGGCTATTGAAAATGCTAAATCAGATAACCTTAAAAAGCAACTTAAAAGTAAGCTTAATATTGTTAATTCTTTAGATGAGAATTATAACAAGATTTTAGCTATGACCGTTGAACGGTTACAGCGTGTTAACGGTTTAGTTTTGGATGGTCGTACCATTCGTAAAATAACTAAAGACATTAAGGAGGATAATCTTGATTTTGAAGAAAAGGTAAATGATGATGGAGAGGTAAGACAAGAAAACTGGCAGACTAACATATTCAAAACTGATTACAGAGAAAAAGTAAGTGCCGAAGTTAAAAACTTACTTACTGGAATTAAGAAAATAAAAGAGGACGGTTCTGTTGAAAAAACTGTCTTTGGTTTAGATGCTGTATTACCTTTTGATAGAGTATTTAATGATGTTACTGCTATTACTGCTTTTAGTAATAAAGGAGAAGATGCTATATCTGGACCTAATTTTGATAATCTAGTAAAGCTTATAGAAGATCAGGTAGAAAACAAGCCTTATTTGCAACAAGTTGTAGATACGCTTAGAGATGCTGATCCTCAAACTCAAAAGCAGTTTACTAGAGTAATGAGTAAGCACTATACTCATCATATCTATGCCTTTAAAACAGAAGATGAAGACGGTGTTCCAAAAATTTTCTATTCTAATAGTGATAGAAATTCCCTACAAAATGCTATTAGAGATCGTTGGGCTGCCAACTTAATGGCTAGTAAACTTGTTACTGTTAATGATAGAGGTACTCAACTTAAATTAAGAGCTTCTGAAGTTAATAAGCTTAGGAAGTTACAAAAAGAGATTGCTGATGATCCTAAAAACGAAGAAAACATTCCTAAACTTGTTAAATTATTTAATGATTTAGGTGTTGATGTTCCTACTAGGTTTGTTGAAAGAATTTTTAACAATCAATTTGTAATGAATGGACGAATTGTACCTACAAAAGAAGTTGTAGCAGGTTCTAGTGGATTCATTAAAAATTACCTAGATAGATTAGATGCTCTTAAAGGCAAAGATCTTCTAAAAGAAAAGCTCTATGAGAATTTTGGAGCTATGAATACTTTTATTGAAGAAGCTGCTAAAGTCTATCCTAGTTACTATGCACACTCCTTTAAAGATGTTAGAGGAGAAAATTACTTTGGTTATTCTCAGAATAAGTTTATTGTAGATAGGATAAAACAACTTAAAACTGATCCTGATCTTATTGATCGTCTTCAAAAGCAACCTTTTACTCGTAAAAGTTGGATGCTTACTAAGTTGACTGAGAATAATAACGATGGAATGAATTACCTTCAATATAAAACTATTGATGGTATAAATGATGGTAGAGAAGGTTCTAAATACCATCAAATGACTACTCAAGAACAAGAGTTGTTTAAAGTAGGTTTATTCTATTCAGAAAATAAATATAATAGAAGTGAGGATGAAAGATATATAGTAAATACTATGTATCCTACTTTATCTGACAAAGAAACTGCATATTCACTTAGATTTTTAAGTAGAGATTTTACTAAGGGTGCTTTAAATGGCGACTTAAATATTCAATGGGCTAAAGCGTTATTCAATAATATAGTAATGCCAGAGGCCAGGAGAAAGTACACTAAGCAAGTCAATCCTGAGAATTTTGAGTACTCAGGAATGAATGAAGGTAGTGATGTGTTTTTGTTGTTCCCAGAATTGAACATGGTAAAAGAAATGTTTGAAGAGGGTACTCACGTTATAAAAGACTTAGATACAGATAAAAAAGCCTATAACGCTGGTGTAGAAGCTTTCAAAAGAATTGTCGATAACCTTGCTAAAAAACGTCTTGATACGTTTAAAGGTCTAGGAATTGTTGAAACAGTAGAGGGTCAGAATAATGCTCCTAGTAAAGAAATCCTAACTATGGTACCTCGTAAAAAAGGTACTACTGCTCTACAGGAAGCATATAACTATGAGATCAATTACCTGTTGAGTAATATGGGTGTTTTTCAATTGTTTACGACTGATCCTGCAAACTACTTCAAATCAAAACATTGGAAAACTGTAGCTGAAAGAGTAGGTACAAGTACTCGTATGGCTACTCTTCCTTTTTATACTTTAGAAGATTTTCAAAAAGAGCATGATGATACCTTTGATAATATGGGTAAACGTCTTGCTGCTGATTCTGCTCCAGGTGAAGATATACCTGGTAGTGATAGTGATTCATTTACTATTGCTCACGTTTCTGATACAGAAACAGAGTCTATGTTCATGGATTATTATAATTCTATACTTGATAAAGCTGATGCAGATCAATATAAGAAAATGGCAGATACTGATGCTCAGGAATATACTACTATAGAAGAGCATCTAAAAATAATGGAAAGCCTTGGAGAGATAAGTAATTCACAAAGAAGAAGTTTACTTATCAAAGAAGGTAAAGGTACTCTTACGGGAGAAGATTTAGATGTTATTCTTCAACCTATGAAGCCACGTTATGTAACTAACAAGTGGAATGGGCCGATAGAAAGAAGGATTTACATTAAGTCTTCCAGTTTCCCGTTAATAAAACAACTTACTAAGGGATTAGAGATAGATAAACTACGCGAAGCTATGCATAAAGCTAAGATAGATCGTGTTGTTTATAATACTGCTTTTAAAGTAGGTGGAAATCTTGAAACTAGTGCTGTCTTTAATGGAGATGGAACTGCTGTTGATAAGCTTGTGGAAACTCTGAGCAGGGGTGAAATCTCTGGGTTACCTCGTACAGGCATGAAAATTCAACAGCAAGTTCCTCCCTCCATTCGACTTGGAGATGGTAAAAGTGATAAGAATTATATTACTAATCCAACTCAATTAGTAGCTCTTATTACTAGTATGTTTAGAGAAGAGGCTGCTTTTGATATTTCTGGTAAGAAAAATGCTAAAGGTAAAGAAGTTCAAGATCGTTTGAATGAAAATTATCAAAAACTTTATCAATATAAGTTTGAAGAACTTAGAAAAGAACTAGGATATGATCCTATTACTAATACTTTAAATACAGGTAGGCTTAGAAATATTCTTCAAGCTGAAGCTATAGAAAGAGATTATCCTTTATACGACTTACTAGCTTTTGATATTACCGGCGAGGGAAAATTTCAAGTTCCTTTGTGGGCAACTGGTGTTTCTGCTAAGATTCAGAGTATGCTCAACTCCATTGTGTTCAATCGGATGATCCGGCACCGCCCTAGAGGACAATCCTATGTACTTGGTAGTAATATGGGTTTCAAACCTGTAATTAAAGAAGGTACAGAAGCAGATGAAGTTATACAATCTGAAACAGGAATTGTATTCGATCAATCCTGGCTTAAAGAAAGTGGAGGAACATTACGCCCTATGCGTATTGAAAGAGGTGAAGTAAAGCCTGCTGAAGTTATTGCTCCATTTAGAATGTACGATAAGACTGGAAAGAGATTACAACTTTCTAAATATGTTGATGCAAATGGTAACATAGATACATCTAAACTTGATCCTGAAGTTCTTGAAATGCTTGGATTTAGGATTCCAACTCAGGGTGTTAAATCTATGTCTTATATTAAAATTGTAGGATTTTTACCAGAAGCTTCTGGAGATTTATTATTAGCTCCTTCTGAATTTACTATTCAAATGGGTAGTGACTTTGATATTGATAAGCTTTACGCTTTAATGTATCATACAAACGTTACTGAAAATGGTAAAGTATCTGTTTATAAAGGAGGTAGTGTTTCTAAAACTATTGATAATGATAATCTAAGATTATATTTCTCAGTACTTAAAAGCAATAGTACTTATGTACAAAAACAAATTGCTAGTCCTCTTGATTTTGGTCAACTTAAAGACTTAGCTGACGAAATTTATCCTATTGTAAAAGAGCAAGAAGATTATATAGGAATTAGTGAAGGATACCAAGCTTATAAATACAATAACGCTAGAGCTGGTAAACTTGCTGTAGGTGTATTCAGTAATGATATGCGTCTTATGGCTAACTTTGCAGATACAGGAGTTTATTGGAGAACTAAAAAAGGAAAGCAATTAAGTTTTAATATTGGTGGTGTTAGAAATACTCCTTTAAGTTATCCTAGAGCACAGACTAAGCCTAAAGCTGCTGTAATTGAAGCTTTTCAATCTCTTGCTGTAGATAACGAAAACGAACAGGCATTACACAAACTTAATATTAATAATAGAACCTTTGGATTTATTCGTGCTATGGCAATGAGTGGATTTGAAGAAGATATTATTAGTTATGTTCTTGCTCAACCTATTGTTATTGATTATGTAAACGAGTTACTTAAAGGTGCAACTGAAAATGAAGCCAATTCTCGTGCTAGGGCACCGTTTGTAGTAGAAGAAGATCTTAAATGGACTCTTAATACTAATATTAGTAAAAGTGATCTGAAGCGTAATATGCGTAGGGCACAAGCTAATTCAGTTCAGCAGCATAGAGTTTTAGACTTGTTTCAATATCTAAGTGGTAAAGGATCAGAGCTTAATACTATATCTACTGCTCTTAATAGTTTTAATTCTGGTATTGGTAAAAACTTGTTTTATTCTATTGCTAAAGAAAAGCAATACTTGGCATTATTTACTCCAGACTATACAAGTAAGTATGCTAATCTTCATAATATAATTGGAGATTACATTTCATTGTCTGTTAAAAATCCTAACGTATCTAATCCAGAATATAATCAAGTTGTTATAGATTGGACTAAAGCTCACGTTAATGGTAATCAGAAAGAAGTATTAGATAAGCTTATTAATGATGGTTTCTATCCTATTACACCTGTAGCAGATCAGGTGGGAGAGGATTTAAGGTATCGTAAGAATGTAGAGTTTATCAAGCCTAAAACAATCCCGGCTTTAGCTAGTGTATATGGTACGCTACTGAATAATAATATCTGGTCCGAGTTCTTTCCTTATAATAATGAGGGAGTATTAGAAACAGTACGACAACTTAAAAAGCTTAAAGGCTATTATGGAAGTTCTCTTAATAGGGATGCAGAACTAAGTCAAAAAGCTTTTAATGATATTAAAAGATATTTAGCTTCTAGAGGAGCTGGTGTTTTAGTTGATGGTAATCTTACTCAAGAACGTGCTAGATTATTTATTGATACAAATGAGAATAAATCTATTGCTACTATTGTTAAAGAATACAAAGAAGAAGGTAAGCTTAGAAACTTATTTGTAAATAGACTTAGCTTTGACACTAAAAAAGCTATTGTACCTTCTAGGATTCTTTATAAAGCTGCTGTAGCAGAAAACTTACATGAAAGAGAGATTTATCAATCTTTCTATTCTATGTTAATTAGTAATAGAAAACTTGATCCTAAAAACGGTATTGAGTATGATGTAGGGATGGTAGCTAGAGATATGATAGCTGCTCAATTGCTTGGTAATGGTGTACAAGGTGCTGAAGAGTTTATTAAATACATTCCTATTAACTATCTGCGAACTATAGGTTATTATGGTGCTATTACAAATGACTTGGTTAATAGTATAGAACCTGGCATTATTGTAAAACAAGCTATTCAACATAATCCTAGTTTTATTTATAACTGGAAAGTAGATGCTGCCCTTAAAAAGGAGATATTAAAAGAATCAGAAGATGGTAGAAAAGTAATTATTGATTTAAACCGTAAATTTAAAGCTCCTGATTTTATTGCTATACCAGACTCTACACATCGTAAGGGTTCTAGATTGTATGAACTTAATGAAGAACGTACAGAATACAATCAAATTCCTACATTAGGAGATCAAAATATCTACGAGTTTAATTTTGGAGAACCTAATGCTATATCTGCATTTCCATTTAATAATTTACAAGATCCAGAACCTGTAACTGTATCTACTGAAGTTGATACTGATACAGATCTTGTTAAACCTTTAAATGTAAATGATGAGATTATTAGTGATCCTCAAACTCAAACTGTAGAAGAGAGGTTTAATCTTGATAATCCTAATGTATTTGATATTCTTACTAAAGTTACACAAAGTAATAATAGTTTACATAAAGTATTTGCTACTGCAATACTAAATTCAAATAATACTGAGATTCTTAACAAAATTAAATTTATTGTTGATCCCAGTCTTAAAGTAAGAGGTAGCTTTAATATCAATGATTGGACTATTAAAGTTAATCCTTTAGAATATGACTTTCCTGGAGAATTTGAAGCACTTTTCTTGGAAGAGGTTATTCATGCTGTAACTAAAGAAGCTATATTAGAAAATAAACATGGTGAAGTATTACAACTTAAAGCTTTAAGAAAAGAAGCTATTAATGCTGTAGAAGCTATGTTTAAAGCTAATAATCCTGATGCTAGTTTTAAAGTAGCTGCTGAAGCTATTAGAAAGAAAATACAGGAAGGTAAAGCTTTATCTGCTTTGGAAGAGGATATTATTTATCCTCTTATGAATGATGAAGAATTTATTGGTCGTCTGTTTAAATCTAAAGAGCTACAAAAAATTCTGAATCAAACTAAAAGCCAGAACGGTACTATAAGTATCTGGGATCGGTTCAAAAACTGGATTAGAGATATTTTAAACGGCTTAGGTTTCGATATTCAAAAAGGTTCTGTACTAGATTACAGTTTGAGTAATATACTAGAGCTTATTCAGTCTGAAAAGCCTTCTGCTCAAGTAATGGAAGAAATGAAACGAGTTTCTCCTGTTATGAGAACTTTAAAACAAGTATATCAACAATTTGATTTAGTAGTAGAAACTGATAATAGATTCTCTCCTAGACTTATTAATAATGGACCTGAAGTAGTTGATAAAATAAATAGTACTTATTCTAATATTGAAGCTTCATTTATTCCAGACGATCCATATAATACAGGAGAACCTACAACTACAGGTTATGTAAGATTAAAGTTTACTGAAGATTTTGCTCCTAAAGTAGAACGTAGTAATCTTAGATCATTCCAGGATAACTATAAACGTAGGATGCGTTTCTTAAAAGACGCTATTGATAAAGCTGCTGCTCAAAAAGATTTTAAACGAGTTGAAACTCTTAAAATACAATTAGATCAGCTAACTGAAAGAGAGAAAGATGTACTCACTATGGAATTTCTTGCAGATGCTAAAGCACAAGGTTTGCAAGATATGGCTGAAATTTCTCAAATATTTAAACGAGGAACTACAGTTGGTGATGCAATCTATATTAAAGAAATTACTGATTATTGGACTAACTTAGATCAATTATTATTTACTGAAGATGATCTATACTCTAGTGTTATTAAAGAGTTTAGAGAAATCGAGAACATGGCTTATCAACATCAACAAACTTTACATGATATTGAAGAAAATTATGCTAATAAAGTTCTCGACGATTATGGATTTGGTACTACAGTAGAAGATATATTTAAGTATTATAAAGATGTAAATAGAATTACATCTGAAACTTTAGATATTAGTAGATTTGGTAATGCTTTAAGTAGTAATTTACTTCTTAAATTAAAAGAAGCAAATATTCAAGCTATTGATGAGTCTAGGGATATGCTTAAAGATCTGGAAGAAAGAGAAAAAGTTCTTCGAGCTGCACTTAAATCCATTGGTTTTACCGGCGAGGATACATTTGATGTATTTAGACAAAGAGATTCTAAAGGACGTTTAACTGGTCATTTAGTTCGTCGTTATAGTGCTGATTTTGTTAAGACTTTAGGCAGACTTAAAAAAGGTCTTAATAGAAATAATAACAGACAAGTTTATGAAACTCTTCTTAATTGGTCAAGAACTAATACCAAAGAAATTGATTTAAGAAAGATTTTCCTTGATGCGGAAAGAGATCAAGATTATATTGACACTCTTAAAGAAGAAATGGGAGAAACTCATTACAATGCTTGGTACAAGAATCAAAAGGCTAAAATTGATCGTTACTTTGAACAAAAACAGAATTTTGAAGAATTGCTTGAAGAAAGAAGAAGTAATAACCCAGAACAAGCTATGGCTACTTGGGTTGCTCAACATTCTCCTTTTGTATATCAACGTCATTTAAAATCTGGACTTACTAAAGGATTTGAAGAAGGATTAAATAAGTTCCGTAATACTGATTTTATAGTATCTGTTCCTGCTAAAGAAAAGGATTATGATAATAATTTTAAAACCATAGAATCTAATAAAGATATTTATGATTTCTACAATTATTTCACCGATTTGGACGCAAAATTACAGTCGCTATTGCCCGAAAAAGAACGAGTTAATTTGATCTATTACGGAATCCCGTATTTGCCTAAAACAGCCCAAAATGCGTTTAGGGGTAAGGGTATGACTATTGGTTTAGCCCCAGTTAAAGATGCAATCGCAAGAACTGTTAGAATAGCTGGTGAAGGTCAAGAAGATATAAATCCTATTACAGATAGACCTTATCGTAATCTTGATATTAGTCTTACAAAAGACAATAGACTTGAATTAAAAGTTTATATGGAGAATAAGACTATAGAGTATCAAGAAAATAATAATGGTCAACTACCTTCTAAAGAGTTGCAAAGTGAATGGATGGCCGATAAAATAAATGAATTGAGTCAGCAAAAATCATTTGATCTTCCTGCTGTACTTAGACTTTATTCTATGGCTGCACATACTTATACTCATAAAGCTAGGGTAGAAGATTATATGCGTCTTGTTCAAAATATATTTGATAGACAAAAAGAAAATAAATTAGATAGGGCTACTAATGAACCTATTGAAGGAAAAACTAAAGAAGCTAGTAATAGTTTTAGAAATACTAAAGCTGCGTTAGATTATACTGCTAGTACTTTTTATGGTATTACAAAATCTAATGAAGGAATAACTAGTGATAAGGTTTATACTACAGAAGAGAAAAAACTACTTAAAGATGTTGAAAAAAATATTCTTAAAGTAGAATCTATGTATAGATCTGGAGTTCTTAGTGAAGATCAGTATAATGAAAAGATTAAAGAGTTATATGATATAAGAGATAGTATTGGAGGAATTGCTGTATGGAGTAGAAGAGGAGATGCTGTTCTCAAGTATGTACAGCTAAAGGGAATGGGATGGAACTTTATGAGTGGTATTGCCAACATAGGTTTTGGTCTTATTTCTAACTATATTGAAGCTGCTGGTGGTTTACACTATACTAATGCAGATTTAAACAGAGGATATAAATTAGTAAGAAGCAGTATGCTTCGTAATGCTACTTTTAATCGTGTAACTACTCCTACTGCTAAGAAGATTCGTTCACTTATGAATAAGTGGGACGTACTAAAAGATGCTAGTAAAGAGCTTTATGAAAATGCATTTGATTTAAGAGTTAGTGATAAACATAAGTGGTTAGAGCCATATAATATGACAGTACGTACTGAATATTTAAACCAGGCTCCATTATTAATCGCTGTGTTAAATAATAAGAAACTAACATTACCTGATGGTACTGTTACTACTTATTGGGATGCTTTAGATGAAAATGGTAATTGGGATACAGAAAAATATGGTCCCGAACCTACTAAAGAACTTACTAAAGCTAAACTAAAATTGGATCAACTCATTAAACGTAATCATGGTAACTATGATCCTGTTTCAGCACTTAAAATTAAAGATAAGATTCTTGGTAGAGCTTTAAGTCAGTTTAGAACATGGATGTTTGAAGGGTTTGCTAATAGATTTCAAAATCGTAAATATGATGCCCTTTTAGAAATGGATGTAAAGGGTAGGTATGTTACTACTATGGATTTCTTTAAAGAGTATGGTTTTAAAGGTAGTATAGATGTACTTAAAGGTATGGTTAGACACCTTACTTTTGGTAAAGTCTTTAAAAATTCTGATTTTGATAGTATTATTAGTGATAATAACAAACTAGATAAAATTGATGCAGCTAACCTTAGAAAACTTATGGCTGAGATTAGTATGTATATAAGTTTATATACTAGTTATATGCTTCTTTCTCTTGCTGCTGGAGAAATGGATGATGATGATAAGTATAAAAAGTATGCACTTAATCTTTTCATCAATCAAGGAATTAGACTTAAAACTGATATTCTGTTTTATAGTAATCCTCAAGAATTTAGAAATCTAATGCGTGATCTTATTCCAGCTATGTCTATTATTAAAGATGGATATGAGTGGGCAGATGCAGTAGGAAGATTTATACAAGGAGATGATGAAATTAAAACAGGAGTTTACTCTGGAAATTCTAGGTTACTTAGAGAAACAGTACAAATGTTCCCATTTGGTACTCAAGTCTATAAAAATATCAACTACTCGGTTCAGACTTTCGACTAGTAGTTGTGTTTTGTGTTTATTTATTTGTTTAGTGTTTAAAAGAAAAGGGGTACAATTAAGTACCCCTTTTCCGAATAAACAACTAATAAACAAATGAAGCTACCTACTTACTAATACTTAGGGAACACTTCGACATCAGTAAATTTTTCTGCTCTTTTAGCTCTAGTATAAAACTTAGCACCAGTTGGAGTTTTCTTAATCTTTACAGATTTATTCCCAATGTCAGTACCATCTTTATAAGTAAAGCTAATCTTAGAAAGATCAGGTTTTTCATTACTGAGGTTTCTTAAACTATAATATTGTTTATAAAGTTCATGATATTTTTCATCAAGTTTTACGTTTTCACGTTCAAGCTTACCTACTTTTCTAAAGTAGAAAACGTACTGTGCAAATATAATAACTATCGCACCGATTAGAACAAAAATCATAGTGGTATTCATTTTTTAGAATTTAAAAGGTTGAAAATCAATTTATTAAGGTCTGCTTCTCGATAGGTACTAGGTTTTAAAACCTTACCTGTTTCAGCATTTTTAAACATAATATAACCATTTTTCAGGTCAACAGTTTCTACTTGGTTTCCTTTATCACGAAGTTCGGAAACTAACTCTTTTAGTTTCTCTTCAGTTATGTTAGTAGGAACAAGTTTACTCATATTAGAACTATGTACTTCTTCCATACCTTCATAAGCAATATCAGCTAAATTAAAAGTATAAAAGTTTCTATAGGTTACATATAAGAGATCAAGAAGAGCATCAAATACAGCAGTAACATCGTTCTTAGGGGCAGATTCAGCTTTCTCTTGTAATTCAACAAAATGAGAATATATTTCTCCTCTGCTTAATCCCATAGCAAAGCCAAGTTCCAATGCTTCTTCCATTATTAGTCTGAACGCTAGTCCAGTACCTTGCCAATCAGATACAACGTGCGTATCTTCCTTTTTAACGGCAAAGGTCTTATTAAATTCAAGGATCATCTCAAAATTTGTAGGAGGCAATCCTTGTAACAAAGACATAATCATTGAATACTTCTGTGAGGGGGTCAGGAGTTCATCTATTGATACTTCTTTGCCTTCAGCACCTACAGGAAGGTCGTCAAGAATTTCGTACAACCTGGCGGCTAATTTCTCTTTATTATGATACATTAAACAGTTAAATTTGAAGCTTTATGCTTAGGTTTATTACTAACTTTAACATCAGTATCGTATGTAGGTTTTTTAACTTGACATACAATAGTAGAAGCAGGCATTACAAGTACTTCATAAGTTCTACCTTTAATTTCTACTTTAAATCCATGTTTTAAATCATATTCAGAAGCAATTACTTTTACATATAGTTTATCACCGTAAAAGTGTTTGACTTGAATATTATCTTTAAGACTAGGACACATATCTACAAGCATACCTCCTTCTTGTTGTATGATCTTTTGAACTTCCATCTTTACAGTATCAGGAATTTTAATTCCAGATTCAGTTTCTAATTTATCCAAAGCAGGATAAAGAAACATAATATTACCATTAGCAAGACTTAATACTTTTTCTTGACAAGCTGCTAAAGCAACATCAAAAGGTGGTAATTGTAATTCAGAAAAATCGTACTTTACATTGTTTATAATCATAGTATTAGGGTTTAAATTATCTCCATTTAATAGTTGGTAATCCCATTCTCATACACTTTAGATCAGCTTCAATGAAATTTTCATGTTTCCATTGAGTATTATTATAAGAAGCTGAAGCTGGATGAGAAGCAGTTAGTATGTAATTACCTTCTGGTTCAATCACTCTACCAAGAGTTTGAGCGTATTTGCCCCAGAGCATAAATATAATACCTTTTCTCTTAAAAGACAGGGTTTTAAGGAAATTTGCAATAGCAGTTTCCCAGCCTAGATGTTTATGAGAATGTGGTTTTCCAGCTTCTACTGTAAGTACAGTATTAAGAAGCATTACACCTTGATCTACAAGATATTGTAAATTAGGATTCGCGTTTACTTCGCCGGTAAGAGGACAAGTTGCTTGTATTGTTTGCCATATCTTCCTTAAAGAAGGAGTCATATGTTTTTTAACAGCAAAAGCATAACCTGTAGCATTACCATCGTGGTAAGGGTCTTGTCCAAGAATAACAATTCTTAGCTTATCAGGATGAATTTCTCTAAAAATTCTGAGTATATCCTGTTGTTCGGGATAAACTACTACCCCACCCTTTCTCATTTCCTCAACATCAGACATTGCTTTGCGTATAACATCTAAGGAAGTTTGAGAGAAATAATCTACCCAATTATCTAAATCAGGGTGGGGACTTTCAGTAGTTTTAACATCAGCAGAACTAAAAAGATCCATTATAAAGTATATCTTAAATGATCAGATCCTTTCTTAACAGGAGGGTTAGTAGATACTTCACCACTTTCTTCTTCAAACTCAAGATAAGGTATTCTATCCCAATGTAACACAAATGGACGAATACCAAAAGTCTTAACAGACATAGGATCATTTTCTTTAGTCCAAGCGTTTGCTTTAGCTTCTACTTCTTTTTTACGAGCTTTGATAAGTTCTCCAACTCGGTTATAGATATTTTCTAAAGCTTCAAGATAAGGATCATCAGTATCTTCATAATCCCAAAAGCCTCTAGTAGCTAATGTAATTTTAGCACCATAAGCTTCAGCAGTTTTGCTTTTACTATCTTCTATAGCACGTTCTACAGCATCTTGAATAAATCCTTTAGCTCTAGAATTTTTATTTACTTCTTCATGAATCTTTGAGAATTTCTTTAGCATTACTCCGGCATATAGAGGATCTACTTTGCCTTCATCAATAGCTTCAATTACTTGTTTAGCGGTATCCTTGGCTGGTTTACCAAGAATACCTTTAAAAATAATACTGGGTTTATTAGTTGTTTCTGACATGAGGGTTAATTTTTTTTACTCTGTTTTTTATTATTTCATTTATATCCTGTTTTTCGTATCTTAACCAGGGATTGTTTCTTAGTAATAACTTTTCTTCTAATCCCAGAGTAACTTCACGAAATATTTTACAAGCGTGAGTTATACGTTTAAACAGTAGTTCGTAGTTAAAGGTCATTTCTCCAATTCGTATTTCAGCAGTTCTGAATCCACGTTGAAGACGCACCCAACCCATTCCAGTACTTACAGCACGACGATTATATGAACCTTTGTAATTCCATTTTTCAAGTTCAGATAATATATGTTCTTGCAGTTTTTGTTCTTTATCATTTTCAAGTACTTTGACAAAATCATCATAATAATCGTCAAGACCTATATGGTAATGTATTCCACTACCAAAATTCAAAAGACTGTACTTACATAAACCTTGGGATAATCTATAAAGAGCTTGTAGCCCTTCAAGACCTTTTACAATACGATAGCGTTGTTCACTTCGGTCCACGTTTACTTCTACCATTCCAGGGATTTCTTCAAACCACCTTACGTTGTAATCTGGACCCATATCACATTCAAACTCCATCCCCACCCCAAAAGGTAGGAGGTAATCTCCTACCTGTCTGGTTTCGGGGGTACTCTCTACTGCTAATGGTAGAGTAGCTAGAAGCTTGGATAGATTAATACTCTCCTGATCTCCTTTTTGGAGAAGCTTTGGCAACTGTGTATCCATTGTCAATTAAGAGTTTTTGAGCAGCAGCAATTTCCATATTAGTAGCAACTCTATCAGCAAAATTAGGAGCAGGTTTACCCTTCTTTACTTCCTTAACTTTAGTACGAGTTTCTGCTTTCTTCTTTTCAGTAGTAGCTTTATCAGCAGTCATAAGACTAATAATTTCTTTTAGCCTTTTTTTACTATTACGCTTATTATAAGCTTCTACTTCATTAAGAATGTGTTCTCTGTCTTTCTTATTCTTAAAGGCCCTGGAATACTTATCCCGGCCAATAGTAATGATAACATTACGACCAATTTGACGTCCTTTAATTTGTTCCTGTTTCGTTTTAGTTGTTCCCATTTTCATTTGTTTTAGGGGTTAATAATAAAGATGAATGATAATATTTATTATCGAGTTTAAGACACTTCATAGTAGATAAGAATCTCTGTGTTACCTCCAAAGGGGCACTATCATTGATCCATTTTGCATCTTTAATACGCTCGATAAACATCATTAAAGGTACAAAAAGATGTTCGTTATATAACATCTTATCAAAAGTGTTAGGATAAATCTCACTAAGTTCTTTATTAAAGTATTCAGGAAGATTTATATGATAAGTCTTAGTAAATTCTTTTGTAGTAGTAGGAATCTCATAATAAGTAGCTGCATAACTATAACTTAGATATGTTTTAGCTAAAGTATCCCACATATTACTATAATAAGTACTATACTTTTTAATAAGAGATCTATGTTCTTTAATATTTCTACTAAAAGCATCATATAGCCTTAATCTACAAAAGTAGTTATGTAAACTCTTTACTTTAAAAATAGATTTAGCGTGATAACATTTATCTTTCTTAATAAGTTTAGATAAAGTTGTAGGAGTAACAATTAAAAGCTTAAATCTTTTATTGTAAGGAGCATTTTCAAGTAACGTGTGATAAGCCATTGTACGTTCTTTATCTTCCTTTTTATCAATAAGAAATATAGCTTTATATTTATCAATTAGATCACCATATTTAGTCTTATGCATACTATTGTAATAATCATAATATGTAATAAGTTCTTTACGTTCTAATCTAATTCTCTTTTGTTCAGCCTTATATTCTTCTATCCATTCTTCGTCAGCATATCCATCAAGAAGATGTACATGACTACGATTTTTAATAGATTCATTTAAAGCTTTATTCCATTCGTAGACAGCTTTAACAGAGCCGTCTTTAAGAATATATCTTCTAGTAGGAGTACCCCAACTAGGAGCATCACGATTCCTTTCAGCATAACCTAATGCATAAGCCAGCTCATAAAAATCATTTTTATTAAGCTTCTTTTTCTTTATAAGATTACCATGCCCTGCTGCTAAAAGATCATACTTACTAGGTCTATCTTTTTCAGTATAATACATACGAGATTTATTAGCAAGAGCATATGCTAAATCCTGATAACGTCTATATGTTCTAATTGTTTCATTAGAAAATTCCACTACATCATAAACATTTACAAGAACATCATAAAGATTTCTCTTAGGTAGTTTAAGATTTAATGGAGTATAGGTAGGTTTAGCATTAGATAATCTAACCTGAAGATCAATATCTCCTATACTAAGAACATGAAAGTCATTACCTTTTCTATTCATTGTTACAAATTCAACAGGATCATCTGTTTTTAATCCTTCTTCATATAAAGAATCAAAATATTCTGTTGCTTTTGTTATCCTCTCAATAAGGTATTCCTTTACATCTTCAGTATAATTAATACTTTCTCTACTTAAAGTAACATCTAATTCTTCAAATGTACATTTAAGAGCTACAGGAACTGCATAAGGTTCAAGTTCTAAAGTACGCCAGTTAATAGGATATGGTACACCGTTAATAGACAAGTGCATCACATCAAAGGGACGTTCTTTATCCTTTAATAAAAAATCACCAGCATCATAGATAGTGTACTCATTATCAAAGTAATAATTCTCATCTTGGACATAAATATCTGTAAAATAAGATAATTGTTGATGACAAGCTTTATTAACAGCAAGAAGATCTTCAGGTTTAAGTTCTACTATTACAGTAGTTCCACTATGTTCTAAAGTGTCTTCTTCAACAAGTAATTCAGCTTTAAGATTAGTATCAGAGTTATCAAGTAAATAATGATACTTAACACCATCATGAATAGTTATAAGTTCAAAAAACTCTTGATAAGCAAGAGGAGATTTAGATCCAATTCCCCATCCACCAATCTTATCATTAGAATCTCTTTTATCTGAAGCAAAGATATTCATATAAATCTGTTTAAATCTATCAGGACTTATACCTGTACCCTGATCTTTAAAAGAAATATAAGGAGTATCATCTTCATTGTAAATATGAATTACTACAGGATGATTATGACCTGCTTCGTAATTAGCATCTACAGCATTAGCAGTAATTTCTCGGATAAATGAACCTATAGGATTAGAGTATAGATTCTTAGAAACCATTGTAAAAGCAAGTCCGAGATCGTCTTGTCTTATACCGGCTTGAATAGTATCATCAAACCCATCGCCAATGGTTTTACGTTCAATTTTTGCGTGTTTAATCTTCATTTGTTTATGTTTATTTGTTGTTTCTATGATATAGAAAAGCCCCCTAATACGTTCATCCACTAAACAACTCTTAACCAATCATGGGAAAAAAGATGAACGCTCAGAGGGCTTAAAAACCCTATTACTATTAGGCAATAGTAAGTTACAAAAAATCGAAAACATTATTCTGGAATACAGACAGAATCGTTTTCTTATTAGTTTCTACTCATAATCCCTTATATGCATATCTATAATGTGAAATGGTAGTCTATCTGCTGTCCATTCATAGAACACTAGAGTTAGATCATGACCAATCATATCATTTTTAAATTTCAAAACATTACGCTTATAATCATCAGTTCCTTTAGGATTAACAGCAAATGTTTTTCCTTTCTCATTTATACATATAAAGTTTCCTTTAGTAGGGTCTTTATCTTGAGGTAGTACATTTGTAATTTTAAATTCCTCAGATATAGTTCTTTTTAGTTTAGTCATAGTCATAGGACGACCACCAAACTTATACTGAGCATTAAAATCTCTAAATATTGCACCCTCATATCCTTGTCCTATAAATTTATCAGTAAGTTCTTGAGCTAATTTGTCATTAGGAACTTTAATAGATCGGATAAGTTCTATAGGACTAGAAAGATCAGAAAAATGTTGAGTATGTATAGACTTTAAAGTTTGCCACCTTTCAAGTTGTATCATGTTTGCTATTGCAAGATCAAATACTACATAAACAACTCGTTGAGTTGTAAGTGATATCTTCTTAACAGCAGAAGCTATTTCTTGTAAAGGTTCACCATGTATATAAAGTTCACCATCCAGTACAACGTCTTCACCATTCCAGACAAAAACATCTGATTTCTGTCGTAGGTAGTCCAGAATATGAGGTATTTCATATTCCTTTCCCTCCTTTGACAATATTTTCGGCTCGCCGTTAAAAAGAGAGATTGTAGCTCGCACCCCGTTTATCTTGGGTTGAGCCATGACGGGAAACTTAGAAATAATAGACTTAGGTTCCTTTTTTACATGAGGATTTTGCATATAATAATACTTACGATCATCATATACAGTACCATCAGGAGCAGTCCAATCTTTCTTTGATCTATAATACTGTTGGGCTTTCATAGGTTTAATTCGACCTTGAGCATCAGTACGATACTGAGGAAGAGTATTATCTAACTCATCTATCGTACTAATACCAAGATCTTCCATAGACTTATAACCCTTGTCTTTCTTGCGTTTAATAGCACTTTCAACCTTAGATATAGCCTGTTCAAACGGAGTAGTTTCATTTGCTTTTCCGATGTTTTTTCCTTGAACATTACGTTCCCAGGTAATCGCTCTCTTACCGTCTAAAAGACCATAAGATTTACAAATATCTACTTGTGCTCCAGTATTAACTACTTTAGCAGTCCAAACAACTATATTACCTTTACTATCTCTAGAATAGATAGGTTTAAACTCCTTTCTCATGTTCATCTGTTTTAGGTAATATATCAGCATTAACTTCCATATCATGAATCATATTAAGAAGTTTTTGAGCTTCATCTGAACTTATTATAACATTAGGTTTATTGTCTATAATAGCTTGAAGCTTTTCAGTTATACACATTGGCCTTATCTCCATTATATTTTTCATTGTTATAAATTTAAGATTGGTTCCCATATAGCTCTTTTATCAGCGTATATAGAAAAGATTATTTTATGTTTTTCACCTTCATCAATAGGAGTAAAAAAACTTCCATCACCTATAACGTGAAGTCGATCATCATCTTCTATAATAGGAGGTATTTTATGTTTAGTTTTATCATAACCCTCTACTAAAAAGTCAGTAAAAGTTTTAAGATAAGGATAAGCTAGGTTAGAAACGTCCCAACGACGACCATGACCTTCCTTAGTTTTATCATTAAACTTTTTAACAGTATCTTGTATTTCTACAGTAATCCAAATAGGATAATTTTGAGCAACTATCTTACGCATCTTTTCGATCATATTCCAATCAATAGTAAGAAACTTTTGATAGTACATTTCTTTAAGATCATCCACCATTTTGTTTCTTTGGAATGGATTATAGATACCACTATACAAACCTTGACCACTAACTACAAGAGTTTTAGAAGTACCAACTTGAGTAGGATTAGCTATAATTCTTTCTCCAGTATCACCATCAACAAGAAAATATTTAGTCTTTCTTTTCTTTTGTTTTTCAGTAAGTGGTGCAAAATGAGTTTCGTATATAGTCGGTTCTACATAAGACAATATTGAAAACGCTTTAGAACCTTTAAATCCCCATATCTCATATCCATCTCTGAGATGAGCAGGTGTTATATTACCATCATTAAGGGCAATAGCTTTTTCAGATCCCTTTTTTAAAAGTTTCTTCCAAACTTTCTTACCCTTAGCTCTAATAGTAGTACCATCCCAATAAAAGTATTTAGGATTCTGTTTCTTAGATACCTCAATTTCTCTGGTATATTCTTCGATAGTTATCCCTATCAACTTTTGTAAATTTTCTAACATTGTCATAATTTTTATCTGGAGTATCGTACCAAATGATTATATATTTAGGATGCCCAAGAGCCATCATTAGTGTTGTCCATGATCCTCTATGATCTGGACAAACATTAATAAGCCAAGCATTATCTTTTTGCTTTTCTATACTTTTTGTATAATCTCTGTAATGTGTTTGACGATAACCGCCAGTACTAGCTTCAAAGCTATCGAGATATTTAGTAACTCTAGTACTAATAAACATACCTGATCTACTTTTATCAGGTACGCCTACTACAGTATGATTATTACAATTAATACCAAGCTTTTGACTTAGTTCAGCAAGAGTCCCTCTTTGAGAAGCTTCTTCAATTTGTTGATAGATTTTCTCAGTAAGAGCAGTAATATAATAGTTAACATTTGTTTCTTCTTCTTTTCCAGTACTTAGGAATATTGTTTTCATGTTATGAAATTTAGTTGTTTATATAATTGTTTATCTTGATCTCTAAATAGATATTCATATTTAGAGTAAATATTATCTATATGATTTTTATAATGACCAACTCCTCTAAGTTTTACAAAATCACTTACATCTTTAGCTCCATAATCATGTGTACCAAAGCGTCCATTAGTAAAGAAAAACGGATCAATACGATATTGCTTTCTCATTTTATTGGCAGCGGAGACCCCAGCAGAATCGAAATCCATACAGCTTATAATATAATCAAACTGCATTTTTAACCACTCATATTGCTTGGAAGTTATTAAAACGGACTCAGCGGGCGGTGCAATCGCCTGTAAACCAATAGATTTGAACGTAAGCACATCTTTCATAGATTTAGTTATTATACAAAATCTACCAGGAGTTATCATATGAGCACCTTCAAGAAAAGTTTTATTAAGATGAAAACCAGGTTCTCCTTTACTTTTACGTATAGGATAATATATTTTCCATCTATCTATTCCTTCTTTAGTTTTGCCTCCATAATAACAATAAGCTGGATCAGTGTAATGGTATTTGTAAATACTTATAAAAGGAAGGTTGTTTTTAGATACATATATTTCTTCAGCAAAATATACATGACCATAAGAAAGTAATTTCTTATTTATATTAAATTGTTTCCAGTATTTTTCATCATTATAGTTAAACTCACGAAATCTAATTCTAAATTGAGTAGTAGCTTTTCTTCTTTTCTCAAAATATTCCTTAGTTACTCTTTCATATTTAGCTATTTCATTCTCATTTTCATATCTATGAATACGAAAATCTTTAGCAATAGTTTCCATAATGAAACCAAAGCCATATTTATCTTTACTGTCAACACCAAGTCTATATGCAACATTTGTTCTTGGTTGATACGTTCCAGAATATAATCTTTAGTAAGTTTAGGATATACTCCGAAAGCCATAAGAACAGGATATTAAAAAAGGGGTAACGTGAATTACCCCTTTTAGTTAAACAAAAACCTCTAATCGTAAGTTTGATCGAAGTCTGGCATTTCACCACCACTAGGTACACCGCCAGCAAGACCAGCAGGACCTCCTTGAGAAACATCACTAGTAACCTTATCATATTTAAGATTAACAGTAAGTATCTTATTAACAGGTCCGCGTTCTACGAAATTAGGTGAGTAAGGGAATCCTAGATTACCTTTATAGTAAACCAACTTAACAAAAAGCGGGTTGATACTATATACTTTCTTTCCTTCGTGTTCCCTCGAATTAAAAGCATCAGCAATCATATTAAAATACTCAGTCCAGTTAGAAGCACCAATACCAATACCACTAGAAGGAAACTCACCAACAGCTTGTTCCCAAATGTGTTTGATACGACTATTAGATGCATCAAGTTTATTCTTAAACTTAGCATCATCAGAATCAATCTTCCACTCTGTATGAGTATATTGTTTCCCATCACTTGTTTTAAATACAAATTGAAGTACGGGAACAGTTGAACCATCTTTCTTCTCCAGTTCTGGATTACAAACTACATTAACAAGACGAGCAACAGGAAAATGCCAGCCACTTGTGTATTGTTGTGTAGGTTTCTCCAGCTTATGAGGAGCAGGAATAGGTACTAAATTGGAGGATTTAGTTTCAGTAGTAATACCAAACATTCCTCCAGATTGGGGATTAGCTTGCTTTGGAGCCTCTTTATTAGTAACAGGTTCTTCAGCAAAGCTAGGTGTAGCACCTGATTTTTCAGGTGTTAAATCATCAGACATATGTACATGATTTTAGAAGGGTTAATAATCAGTTAAAGCATAAGTGTTAAAAGTAGATAGGGATAAAGATAAAAAAGGCTATCACCAGTTTCCCGATGATAGCCTAATTTTGATTTACAGATCTTCAAGGCTGTCTCCAGCTTCATCAGAAGGAACTGCCTGGGGTTCAGGCATATTAGCAGCTTCGTTAGAAGAAGAACTGCGTTGCTGTTTGGGAACTTTACGATCTTCAACAAGAGGATAGTAAGTAATAGTTCCTTCAGCTCCAGGAACCTCAACTTCTTCACCATTCTCTTTGTCAATTACGAAGTGAATGTTGTGATCAGCATCACCCATTTTACTCCATGCAGCAGCGGCAGAAAGAGTCAAGTAAGATCCAGACTTTCCAAGTTTAGATCCATTTACATTGTCTCCGTCGTCAAAACCTTTGCCAGCAAAGAATTTTCCAGGTTCAGCAGGATGCTCTGCAATGTCTACTCGATCACCTTCAGTAACTCCGAGAACACTTGCAGCCTCATCGCTTACTTTAAAGGCTCCAGAAGTAGGAGCAGCAATAATTTCACATCCTTGATCTTTCACTGGTCGCACGTTAGTCAAACTTTTTAAACGCATAATAATAAATAATTAAGGGTTAATAAATAATTAATAATTAATGAATAAAAATAGATAAGTAGGTTAGTAGTTAGATTTAAGCTTCTTCGTAAGGAATTTCTTCAATCACTTCCTCACCTCTGTCGTTTATATATGAATTAGCTCCGAGTTCATCAGGACTCATAAGTCCAGAGATAACATCATCACCAATCTCTCTAGCTCCATTATTAAAAGCTCTGGCATCAAGCATCCTTCTCCAATAGGCTTTCCAATTATGCTTATCAAGAAGATTAGCTTCGCCTGCTTCCATAGTACTAAAACTACCTTCGGCTGTCATTTCTTTCCAGGTACCATCCGGACGTTTAATCAAACGATTAAATTTATAAGTAGTTCTGTATCCAGCAAGAGCCTTGCCTGTATTGTCTGGTTGTTCCTCAATAGTTCCTTGTTTAACTATTATAGGTTTACCACTACTCATTACAACTTTGCCTTGTTTATCTTTCTTAGCAAAGTTATAAATCTCTACAGCGTTTTCTACTTTCTCAAATGTAATTCCAGCTTTAATAATTAAAGCACGAATTAAATGAGTACCTAGACTAGGCTTACCCTCTATGGGATAAATCTGAGAAATAGATGTTACAAAAGGGAGTCCAAGTTCTCTACCAGTCATCATAGCTAAAGCTACGTCTTCTGGTGTTTTTAAAGGACAAAGTTTACTGTTAGCAATAGCTTCCCCTAATGCAAGCATCCTAGCTGGAGTACTAAAATCACTATAATCAAGAGCTTTTAATTCAGCAGTCGAAAGACTTTTTGAGGGTAAATTTTTAGAAACAGAAGGAGAAGCTTTTGAGGTATCAGGAGCTTCCTGAACGCCCTTAACTTCTCCCTTGTTTACTTCCCCTTCTTTTAAATCACTTTGTACTGTCTTTTGAGTTTTCTTCTCTGACATTGTGAAATTTGTTATTAGTTATACGATTCGTTTCGTATTGCCATCTCTAATAACACATTACAAATATATAAAATGTAACTAGATATGCAACACTTTTTAGCAAAAATTAAAGATTAGAGTCTGTTAGAGCATCAGATTCCTCTTCAACATTATGATCATACGGCACTATTTTTCCTGTATGTAGTTCATTTCTTAACCATATAGAACCAATAGAACCGTGTCTAGCTTTGAGCTGTTGTAGATGAATAAGTCCAGCAGTAGGAATTTTCTTAGGGCCATACTGTGATATTTTTAAAAGTGCAGGTTGATGTATAGTTAGCACTGAATCACAAGCATTATATAATTGACCTTGAGCATAAATATCAGATTTGATAGGATAATGCATAGAAGATTTCATTATACGATCAGTTGTTTCAATATTATTATTTAACTGACCGATAATAAATACCATCGCTCCAAATTCCTTTCTCAATCTAATAGCTATTTTCCCTAATCTAGCCATTAACTCTCTTTCGCTCTTTTCACCTAGTTTCTCAATAAGTAATGAGTGGTCAATATTAATAACCACCTTATACTTCTTTCCATTCTTAACTTCTTTATTCTTATATACTTTATAATAGTGTGATACAGTATTATAAATCATATTAAGATTTCCAGCAGTTTCAAAAAATAAGATACTCTTACGCTTATAATAATTTAGAAAGTTATCTACTTTAAGTAATTCATCATCAGTTAGACGATTATAATTCTTAGTATTCCTATCATAATGACTACTAAGAATATAATTATAGTTAACACCCATATCATTAGCACAAGCTCTAATTATTTCTGTATGACTAGACATTTCAAAACAGAATTGAAATATCAATGGTATAAAATCTATCTCTCCATTTATAGAATCAGGTTCTCTATAATCAAGAAAATCCTCAATAAATGTATTCATAAGATAAGACTTACCAGAACCAGATAATCCAGCTAACAAGTAAACATTGTTAAATCTAAACCATTTGCGTTGAGCAATATTTAGTTTAGGATACCTGGTTTTTAGACCATGTTGTTCTCCAGTTCTTTCTAACAGTATCTGTTGCCTAGCTTGTTGAACAGCTTGAGCAGGAGTAGTTACTGGTAGTACATTTAGTTGTTCTGTCATCAGAAATCAGTATCAAAGTTATTGTCCACCCTTATCTTTATATCGGCTACTCGCAACTTACGAATAGCTTTCCAAAGCTCAGAGGTTAAGAATTTATTAATTCCAGTTTTAATTAAATTATGATCTATCGCATATTGTATATCTTTTTTAATTTCTTCATGTTCTCTTAGACTTCCATTAATTTTCTTAATGTAAATCTCTTTAAAGACCTTTCTATCCATCGCTATTAATGGTATATCAACACCATTATTATTAATAAAAGGAGGATATAGGTCAAATATCTCATCAGTTGCTTTATGTATATCTACAAATGCACTGTAAAATCTTTCTCCTAACTTAAATCCACCAGTTTTAGTTTTAATTAAAAACCTTCTAGCAAATAAATCTTTTAGCAGATAATCAGAAATCATCTTACCATTGTCAGTAGGAAAAGCTTTCTTGTACTTCTTGATTAAATCAAGCCTATTCTCATATACCAGTTGTAATAATAAATATTGACTTTGAGTTAATTTATGTTCTATTAAGAACTCTACATACGTTTCAGTTAATATCATTTCATATTACATTGTTTGAGAACTCATTAACAGGAGCAGGATTAAATACTATTTCATCTATACTCTCTATCCAATGAATTGGGTTAGTACTTTTTGATTGTCTTCGTCTTAGCCAATCTTCATCTTTAGTATCTGGTACATAAAGATTAACAATTAGCTTTACTTTACCTTCATCCATTACATCAGCTACACGCTTAATACGTCCACCACGTTGTTTCTGTTGATTAAAGTTTTGTGTTCCTGAACCTATAATACCAATGAGAATATCTTTGACATTAAATCCAGTATCTAATGAAGAAGCAGTACATATTACTTTAATACGTCCGGCTTTTAGATCTTCAATAGCTTTCTTCTTTAATCTACCCTTACCAAATTTGATAAGTTTACCAGTCTTAGGACTAGGAAGCATTTGAGTAGGTACATTACTATGATAAGCAGCAGATAAACCAGGAAATTCTTGATTAACTAGAAGATTAACTTTATCAGCATAATTGGTTTTTTGACCAAATACGATGATTTTCTCTCCCTGGAACTTCTTAATAATATCTACTGTTACCAAAGTTTTATTCGTAGCGTTATACAGGAGATCTTTCCTTGTACGAATAGCTCTCATTAATAGCTTTGCATACCCCATTATCTTTTGAGGGTTCCAAAGGTCATTAACAAGAACATTATCAGGTCTGGACATATTCATTTTAGGACTCCATCCTTTTTTACTCGCCCAAGCATGACAGAATCCCATGTTGGTATATTCTTTTCCTTTAAATTTACCACCAGATAAACATTTAGTTGCAAGATCAAGTCCACCATTACCAAATTTAGCCATGTGTGTTCTAATGATCTTACTAGATTTCTCATAAATGTCTTGTTCCTCTTGAGTAAAATTAACAGAAAGATTATATTCAATAAAAGGAGCTACAAATCCTCTTTCAATAGCTTCAGCTTCATCAATAACATCTACAACAGGAAATAAATCCTTATATAATGTATGACGTCCTTTAGGATCAACATAAGTAGCAGTTAGTCCTAATCTATTTTTAGATTTAAGATAAGTACCATCTATTACTTTAATGTATTCTTGTCCTAAAAAAAGATGTAGTTCATCTACAACAAGAGTATCAGTTTGTGCATATATTTGTGAGTTAACCACATAACTAGCAGACATAACAGTAACTCGGTTGAGGTCTTTCTTAGTAAAATGGTTATTAAGTTCTATTTGCCATTGAAAAACAAGGGCATCAGTAGGCACACATACTATTACGTTGTGTAGGGGGTCTTGTCTAAAAAGACGTTTAATGACTAATATAGCCGTAAATGTCTTACCAACGCCTGTACAATAATGAAATGTACCTACTTTATCCCTTGTCGCTCCATGAGAACTGGAAACAAACCATTTATCAACTCCAACCTGTTGTCGTTCTAGTCTTTTCTTATCTATCTTCATCTTGTAGGATTAGATGTTGCTATAATATAACCAACGATAATTAATGCTGGTCCTACAATAATAGTAACAGGATCAGCACCAAAGTTGTTTAGAATAGTAACTAATCCAAATAGTATAAGAAGAATACCAAAATAAACTTTAACTCTAGGATTCATCGTTAGCTAATTCAAAGTATTCAGCAAGATAAGGATTCTTAACTCCTGGCTTCTTTTCTAAATAAATAACAGCAGCAATAAGATTACCAAGACTAGCATAGTAACACTTTTTAACAGTATATACAATACCAATCATTTTGTTATGTGATCTGGATACATCATAATAATCTTGATGTAACTTAACTTTATCTCCCTCCTTAAAAGGAGTATCAGGTAAAGTTTCAACAGGGGTTTCTTGTTCACTCATAGTTTTAGTGTTTGTTACCTCTACATACAGGTCCAATACCTAATTCAATAGAATGAGCATCAGTTAGCTCTCTACCACATTTAAGGCATCTACCAGTATGATAGAGTTCAGCTTTGTCAAGTATATGATCAAAGTCACGGTTAATAAAATGTTCTAATAGCCAATGAGCACCTTTAATAATAGGTTTATGTGTAAATCTATATCTAGAGTACTCTTCTACACTACCAATAGATGTTACATAACAACAATTGGTAAAAGAATTATAATCATTCTCAAAACCTATAAGAATCTTATAATCAGTATAGAATTTTTTCTTCTCATCAGGAAAACCACTTATCTTATAGGTTACATCTTTACCTGATTTCTTAGACTTTACAACAATTTTAGCATTAACCTTTTCTTTATCTTCAATAAGATCTCTTAGTATCTGAAGACTTTCTTCTGTAAGCTGGGTCACGGTTAATAGATTCAATTATTTGTTTATAAATATCTGTATCAACTTCAATATAGTCATAAAATATAGTAACATTTTGATATTGCATAAAGTTACCAATAGTTCTATTTCTTTGAAATTGTCTTGAGGTATTATTCAAAGTCCTAATAGCACTCCAATCACTTACAGTAGTTTCACTATAAGGAAGTGTAGTAACAACACCACTAGGCATATCAGGATACCAAGCAGAATAGATAGGTTCACTAGGTACATACACACCTACTGTTTCTACCGGCCAGGTTTCAACTGTCCATGT